ATGCAGGTCGGGTATGCGATCCGGTCGCGAAGTGGGGTTTTCAGAAGCGGTAGACCATACCCGCCAAGCGCTCCAGAGATCTGCTTGCCAAGTCGCGTGCGCTCAGCCAGACGGTTGACGAACAGCGCGACAATGAACGACGGGCGATGCGCCTGGTGCGCTTTCAGCAATTCGATGGTGTCAGCCGAGGACCAAATGTCGAATAGGCTCGGGATGCACGGCAGCAGGGCCATGTCCAGCGCCGGCAGCGCATCGGCCGACAGTTCTCCCTTCGTATCAATCACCGCGTAGTCAAACCCCTTGAGCCGCTTCAGGTCAGCAATGCTGTCGGCGGCGAAAATCTCTAGCGTAGCGGGCAGCTTTGCCATTCCGTTCCAGCGCTCAAGGCTGCCTTGGGGGTCGAGGTCGACCAGTGCGACCCGGTACTTTTGCGCCAGTGCCCCGGCCAGGACGACGCAGCTTGTCGACTTGCCGACCCCGCCTTTCTGGTTGATCAGCCCAATCCTTTTCATGAGTACGTCGCTCACAGTGAGTATTTGACTCACAGGATATACGAATGTGCGGAAATCGCTTTGCTTATTCGCGAGCATCGCATATAGTCTCTCCAGAGGGACCAGAAAGGGACCTGAGGGGATCAAGATGCAATCCAGGGGCGTGGCAATTTTTCTGTATGACTTCACCGGGCTTATGGCCAAGCCATGGCTTGAGGCTGGCTACGAGTGCTGGTGCTTTGATGGTCAGCATCCGCAAGGGATCACGCGAGACGGCCTGCACGTCAAGGTCGGAATGTGGTTCTACCCGGACAGAATCGATGAGCACGCATCCATCATCGCCCAGATGATCGGCCGTAAGGTCTGCATGGTCTTCGGCTTCCCGGAATGCACGCACCTGACGGTGGCCGGCGCTCGCCACTTCGAGAAGAAGCGCGCAGCTAATCCGATGTTCCAGCATGAGGCCATGTCCCTTGCGCTTCTGGTTCCGAGGGTGGCCGAGCTGTGCGACACCGATTGCTGGGCCTTCGAGAACCCTCGCGGCGTGCTGTCGACCATGTACCGCAAGCCTGACTTCACGTTCCACCCGAATCATTACGGCGGCTATCTGCCAGAAGGCGATGAGCATCCGATCTACCCGGACATCTATCCCGGCCGCGATGCCTACAACAAGGGCACCGACATATGGTGCGGCCCCGGCTTCTGTGAGCCTGAGCGCATCCACGTTCCGGTGCTCTACAAGGACAACCCAGGCTGGAAGAAATGCGGCGGTAAGTCGACGCGCACCAAGAACATTCGAAGCGCAACGCCGCGCGGCTTTTCACTGGCCACGCACCAGCACAACGCGCCTCACCTTAAGAAAACAGCAGAAGTGAAAGCCGCATGAAGCTGGACCCAAGCAAGTTAAGCAGTGACCCGGCACACATCAGGCAGCTGATCGCATCGTCCGGGATGACGCAGAAGGAAGCAGCCGCGGCATTGGGCGTCGGTCACCGAACGATCGGCGACTGGCTCGGCGGCAAGATCAAGTGGTCCTACCCGGCGCAGTACGCGCTGGAGTGTCTTGTTAAATACGGGGTGGTGAAATGAGCGATACAGAATGGAAGTTTGTACCGGTTGAGCCGACCGATGAAATGCGAGCCGCAGCTGCAATCTGTTACGGCAGCGACGAAGACGTATACAAATTCATGATTGAAGCCGCACCGGTGCCGCCATCGGTCGAAAGCCTGCTGGAAAACTGGACGCCGAGCGATCAGAAGGCGTTCGCCAAGTTCCGCGACGAGCACTTTCCCGGCGAAATGAGCAGCTATGCAATCCAGTCGCTGGGCTCGGCCTGGAAGGATGGGCAAGCCAATGCTCAGCCGCAACCCACCGCCCACCTGACCATCCCCGGCGCGCTGGAGTGGGATGGTGATAATGGTACTCACGGTGCTGACGGTGAGTCGCTAGCTCACGGTGAGTCTTCAGAACTTGAACGGCTGCGCAAGAAAACCGCTTTGACCATGGGCGTTGGCTGCGGCGCTGGGCAGCTGTTCGTCCATGGTGACTACGAGTCGATCAAGGCAGCTCAGGCCATCGTGCTGGAAGGTGAGCGCCTGCGCGCCCAGCTGGCTAACACCGAACAATCGCGCCGCTCGTTCTTCGACTTGAGCCAGGATCTGGAGAAGAGGCTGGCCTATATGGTCGAGGCCATGAATCAGATCGTTCAGGTGTCGAGCATGTACGAAAAGCCTTTCGAGATTGCCACGCTGGCAATTGGAGAGCTGTCGGCAATGGTGACCGCGCCGAAGCCATACGCGGCTATGAGCGAGGCGGAGGCTGATGAATTCCTGTCGTCGTTCGGCGGGGGCGGCGGCAACAAGGCAAAGCGCCGGATCGCGGCAATCGAAGCGGCCAAGCAAAAGACCTGCATCGAATGCGATCAGCCCTGCTGCCACGGCGTATGTGTTGAGCGCGGCGAACGGACCGATGACCGGGATCAGGCTGCGAAGGGTGGCGACCAATGAGCCGCATGGAGCGTGTTACGGCAGATTCTTTCATCCACAAGACTGTAAACGTCGGCGGTCAGCAGATTCGCACTATGGTGCGCCCGGGCAGCAACAAACTCCTTCCGCTTCTGGTCTTCAATGGCATTGGCGCAAGTATCGATCTGGTCATGCCTTTCATTGAGTCGCTGGACCCCGATCTTGAGGTCATAGCTTTCGATGCGCCCGGGGTCGGCGAGTCTCCCGCGCCGTTCTTTCCCTATCGATTCGATGGGCTGGCTCGCACCGTCGCCAAGATGCTGGACGTATTGGGATACAACGAGGTGAGCGTAATCGGCGTGTCATGGGGTGGCGCCCTTGCTCAGCAGTTCGCCCACGACTATCCAGACCGCTGCAAGAGACTGATTTTAGCGGCTACTGCCATGGGCATGTTTATGGTGCCGGCCTCGCCGAGCGTGATTCTCAAGATGTCCAGCCCGCGCCGGTATCTAGATCCTGAGTACGCCGCGCGGATCGCGCCCGAGATCTATGGCGGCATGTACCGCACCAATCCAGAACTGTCCAAGGCGCTCATGGATCGCCCGAAGAGCACGAACACTCTGGGGTACTACTACCAGTTATTCGCGGCAATGTACTGGACCAGCATCCACTGGCTGCACCGGTTGACGCAGCCGACCCTGATCCTCGCGGGAAGTGATGACCCGATCATTCCGCTGGTCAATATGCGCATTCTGGCAAGTCTAATCCCCAACTCGCGTTTGAGTGTCATCGACGACGGCCACTTGTTCCTGGTCACCCAGGCGAAAACCGTTACCCCGCAAATCACCGCCTTTCTCAAGGAGTGCGAGCGTGGCTGAGCAAGTTATCCGCAATGAGGCGGACAGGGCTCGCGCAATCAACTTCCTGTCCGGCCTGGACCTGGGTAAGCCGAAGGTGGTGGTGATCAAGGACGAAAAGCGCCCGGACATCTGCAACCGGAAAATGTGGGCGATGTTGAAAGACGTCGCGACCCAGGTTGAGTGGTACGGCAAGAAGCTCACCGATGAAGACTGGAAATGCCTGTTCAGCGCATCGCTGGAGAAGCAGCGCGCCGAGCCTGGACTGGACGGTGGCTTCGTGGTCATGGCGACCTCAACGCGCAAGCAGTCGCAGAAGTGGTTCAGCGATCTGTTCGAGCTGATGAACGCTTTCGGCGCCGAGCATGGTGTGAAGTGGACTGCAACTGACCATTGGGAAGGGCGTTATTCATGAGCATAAAGCCAATGCCTGACCATGCGTATCTGGTTAGTCAAATCCACTATTCGGCCGACACCGGGATCTTCATGTGGAATGTCCGTAGGAAGGGGCGATACATTGGCGAGCCAGTCGGATCGCTCCAGAAGAACGGTTATCTGTTGATCACTCTCGACGGAGTTCGCTATTTCGCGCACCGGCTCGCCTGGTACTGGGTGACTGGAGACGACCCTGATTGCGGGATTGATCATCGCGACAGTGTTGGGGCGAATAACCGTTTCGACAACTTACGGCCAGGCAATCAGACGCTGAACATGCAGAACCAGCGTCGAGCCAGGAGCAATAACACTTCGGGATTCCTCGGGGTGGCACCGCAAGGGAAGAAATTCACGGCACAAATCCAGCACATGGGCCGGAAGATCTACGTCGGCATATTCAGTACTCCGGAGGATGCACACGAGGCCTATTTGGGCGCGAAACGCAAAATCCATGCGGGGTGCACGATATGACTCTCCCATCCAAACCACCCCGCGCCAAGAAGTGCCGCGTCCCAGAATGCGGGGCCTCATTCGTGCCTGCGCGTCTGGGTCAAGCAGTGTGCTCCCCGGCCTGCGCGATCCTCGATGCTCCGAAGAATCAGGAGAGGGCGCGCAAGGCTCTGGCCCAGGTAGAGCGCAGCGAGATCAAGGTGCGCAAGGAAAAGCTGAAGTCGAGATCGGAATTCGTGCAGGAGGCAGAGAAGGCCGTCCGCGACTACCGACGAACCTACGAGCTGAGCATCGGTAGCGGCTGCATCAGCTGCGGCGAGTCTCAGGAATCGATTCTAGCGGCCCAGGGCTGGAAGACTGGCGGCGCATTCGATGCTGGACACTTCCTCGGCAAGGGTGCCCGGCCGGAGCTCAGGATGGTGCCGGCCAATATTTGGTTGCAGTGCAAGGGCTGTAACGCCGGCTCATTCAAGTTCGCCCGCAAGGGTGCGACCGTTTCCGAAGGGTTCCGGGCTGGCCTGATCGACCGCATTGGGCTGGAGGCAGTCGAGGCGCTGGAGGCTGACCACGAACCGCGCAAGCACACCATCGACGACTTGAAAGCCATCACCGCCGAATACCGGGCAAAGACCCGTGAGCTCAAGAGGACAGCCGCATGACCCGCCGCCCATCCATGTTCCAGCAGCCAGCGCCATCGCCCTGGTACGTCAACAAAACAAAATGCACCGAGTGCGGCAAGTCTCGCGCCACTGGCAGTCATGCGAAGTGCAGCCGGGCGCGGCAGATGCGGTTTGCGGGGGAGAACAAGGCATGAGCCAGTCGAGAAAAGGCAGCGCTTTCGAAGCCCTGAGCAATGTGGCAGCGGGCCTGATCGTCAGCATGATCGCCAATGCCTTGGTATTCCCGCTGTACGGGTTTCATCCGTCGCTGCTAGATAACGTAGGGATAACCCTAATCTACACCGTGATTTCCCTGTGCCGGTCCTACCTGCTGCGCCGGGCTTTCAACATGCTTGCCAGGGGTGATCGGCGGTCGGCCGAGGCAGTCGAAAATAAGTGATGTCATTTTGATTATTGCGGTCCCTCCGAGGGGACCGCATCGGTTATCATGACGCGCGTACGCGATATAAATTTCAGGGAGTGGATTGCATGAGCGAGTTGAAACCATCGAACCCGAAGGATCTGGTCGGAAGCGGAAAGCTGCCCCTGCACCTTTGGCCTGTAACGGCTACCGCCCTTGGCAGCCTCGGATTGCTCGACGGCATGCTGAAGTACGGGCGATCTAACTTCCGGGCAGTAGGCATTCGCGCATCGATCTACTACGACGCAGCAAGCCGTCATCTGAACGCATGGTTCGAAGGGGAGAGCGTAGACCCGGACAGCGGCCTGCCTCACTTGGCGCACGCTCTGGCCTGTCTGGCGATCATCGTTGACGCCGAGGCGGCCGGTAAGCTGAATGATGACCGCATGCACCCGGGCGGCTATCGCGATCTGATCAACAGCCTCACGCCTCACGTCGATCGCCTGAAGGCCATCCACGCGGGCAAGAACCCTGAGCACTACACCATTGCCAAGGCGACCGACCAATGAAGGCGAAGGCGACCGACGATCAATTGCGCGAGGCGCTGGACACAATGACCGTGGCGCAGACCGCCGAGCACTTCGGCATGAACGAGCGCACTGTCTGGTCGCGCAAGGCCAAGCTGACTGGTCTGGAGCCATCTCCGGCACGACCGGCCGCCCAAGCATCCGCCAAGACAGTCGACGCCACCAACTCCAAGACGTTCGTCATCACCGCTGCGGTAAACGCCACCAAGGCACACTCCGGGTTCATGAAGACGCTGCAGCTCTACTGCGCACTGCGCGGGGCTCAACTGATCGTTATCCCGATGCGGTACCGCAACCCGACCAGCCGCAACGAAGACGGCACGGATGAATGGTGGGATGAGCGCCTTGTCCCGTACCTAACGCATGAGCGCACCCGGATTGCCAAGAGCCTGGTCGTTCTGGCTGACATCAAGATTCAGCCGACAGCGATCAATCCGCTGCAAGGCTGGCTGACCGTGAGCGGTACCGACTCGGCGATCCTGGGTCACACCAAGATCGCGCTGAAGTCCGTCGCATCCAAAATGGGCAGCCCCGCCAAGTTGGTCATGACCACGGGCGCATGCACCGTCGAGAACTACAGCGACACCAATGCCGGGGCCAAGGGCCAGTTTCACCATACGCTCGGCGCCTGCGTGGTCGAGGTAAGCGGTGACCATGCGCACACCCGGCAGATCTGCCCGCTCAAGGACGGATCGTTCATCGACCTGGCGACCAAGTACACCACCAAGGGCGTAGAGCCTGCGCCACGGGCCGAAGCGCTGACCATGGGCGACATCCATGCCGAGGTGGCAGAACGCCGCGTGCTGAAGGCTACCGCCGAGCTGGCGACCATGCTCAAGCCAAAGACCATTGTTGCGCATGACGTGCTCAACTTCGGATCGGCCAGCCATCACAGCAAATACTTCGAGAAGTTCGAGCGCCAGATGCGCGGGACTTCCAGCGTACTCAAGGAATTGCAGGCCACCGCCAAGGTGCTGGACGAGATTAGCGGACTGACCGATCAAGTGGTCATGGTCAACTCGAACCATCACGACCACTTCAAGCAGTGGCTGGAGAAGGCCGAGCACGCCAACGACCTGGAAAACGCCCTGGTCTACCACGAAACAAAGACCGTCATGCTCCAGGCGATCCACGACGGCGGCTATATCGACCCTTTCCAGCACTGGATGGGCAAGCTGATGCGACAGGGCAATCTGCGCTGGCTCAAGCCCGCTGAATCGTTCTCCCGCTTCGGTATCGAGTATTCGTTCCATGGACACAAAGGGCCGAACGGCGCCAGAGGATCGACCAAGGGATTCGCCAACATCGGCGCCAAGATCGTCAAGGGTCACAGTCACGGGGCCGAGATCGTCGACGGCGCCCGCTCGGTTGGTACCACGTCCAAGATGAACATGGGCTACAACGCCGACTCGCCATCAGGCTGGACCTGGACGCACGACATCACCTACGCCAACGGCAAGCAGACGCTGATCCACTGCATCGGTGGCTCGTTCTTCCGTAACGATCAGGCGCAGGGGGTTGTATGACCGCCTACTTCGACCTGCCGTGGCCATCAAAAGACCTGAGCCCAAACGCTCGCGTCCACTGGAGCAAGAAGAGCAAGGCGGCCAAGGCATACCGGGCGGCCTGTCACATCCTTTGCCGGGCATCAGGCATCAAGGCACCGGCCGGGCGCCTCCTGGTGGCACTGGAATTCATACCGCCGGACAAGCGCAGGCGAGACCTCGACAACTTGCTGGCCTCAACAAAGAACGCCCTCGACGGCATCGCTGATGCGCTAGGGGTCGATGACAGCCGATTTGTACCGCAACTCATGATGAGCGAAACAACAACCAAGGGCGGTCCGCATAAGTGAATATCAGGGGTGATAGATGATCATAAGAGACGCCGAAGAACTGTTGACGCAATGGGGAAGATGGTCCGTGCAGGGTGTCGGTACGCCTGGATGCTTCAGTCCCGGGGAGTCGCCAACGGCCTGGATAACCGACGACGAGGCTCTGATGATTGATGGCATGGTTTCAAGGCTGGGAGTTCGATACCCGGAGTGTGCTGAAGTGCTGAAGTGCTACTACAGGCATGACGTCACCTTTGCCGAACTGGGCAAGAAGGTCGGTATGGGCAAGGACAAGGCATGGCAGCTGTGGAAGGCGGGCGTGGCGTGGATTGATGGTGCTCTGGAATTTCGGGAAAAAGCAGCTTGACGTATCTAGATGGGATCTATACCTTTACAGGCAGAGTGGGATTTTTACGCGCAGGCGCGCGATTTTGATTTTTTATGGTCCCTCTGAAGGGACTTGAAACAAAACAACCAACGCCACCGACGCGGATAAAACCGCCTTCCCGCCCATGCGGAAATCCAACCCGTGCAAATTTTGCACTAGTTCAAATCGTCTACATCGGAATGCCAGCTCGATCGACAGGAAGCTCTCACCCCTGGCGAATCGTTGATTGAGCTGGCACCCCAATGCAGATGAACAAACACATACCGCAGGCGAAAGACTGATAGGCCAACCTGCTTTTTTACAGAGGAAACGCTATGTCGCATCGCATGCGCTGCAAGATGATCTGCCACGAAGTTACGCCAAACGAGCACAGCCAAGGTCGGCTGTGTACGGTACGACTTGGCGCTGTCTACTCAAGCGATCCAGATACCGAAGACTCCATCTACGGCAAGTACACGCCTTATGGTGAGTTTCGGGCGGGAATCGTCACTGAGGTGGCCGAAAAGATGATCGTAGGCAAGGCCTACTACATCGATATCTATCCGGCAGACTGAAACCACAAATCACAGAGCCCGGCCATTGCGTCGGGCTTTCTCGTTTCTGGCTCCCGTGCAGCCTCTAATCGCTTCGGCAAGGCCATGCACGGGAACCGGATCTAATTCAGCCCCGAGGGGCCAGAGAATGCGCCCCATGAACGAAAGCCCAGACAACCTATCGCGCCTGCTCGCGTGGCTGAGCATCAACTCCCCGATGCTCTACGCCGCCGCCCTGTCGTGCTGGATCGCCTTCTTGCGCGTGATGTACAACCGCGGCGGGTGGCGCCAGTCGATCCTTGAGGCTGCATTGTGCGGCGCGATCACGGCCGGGGCATTCCCGCTGCTGGAATACCTGGGCCTGCCGCTGAACCTTGCGGCTGCGCTGGGGGCAATCATCGGCACTCTGGGCGTGAAAAAGATCGTTTCCATGGCCGAGCAATACGCCGACCTCAAATTCCCGACCCGAGGGCAATGACATGCAACTGATCGACAACTGGAAAGACGCCTGGAAGCTAAGCAGCGTTCAAGCGGGCGCGGCCATCACTGCGCTGGGCGTGGCCGAGCAGGTATTGCCAGCACTGCAAGCGGCACTGCCTACCGGTATCTACGCGATCCTGGGTGCGCTGGTCATGGTTGCCCGCATCGTGCTCCAGCCGAAGCTGAGCAAGTAATCGCGCGCTACGAAATTGAATTGCGCCAATCGTGGCGCGCAAATAAAAGGGGAAGAACATGACTCAAGAATACATCGGCACCAAGCAAGTGACTGCGTGGCCGCAACTGAAAGACGCAATCGAAGGCTTCGCAGTCAAGTATGAGGACGGCTACACCAGCTGGAGCCCGAAGGATGTCTTCGAGAAGGCTTACATCGGCATCGGTCAGGTTAAGCAGCATCCGCCACACGTGCAGCGGATGATCGGCGAGAAGGCGCAGAACGATGATCGCCTTGCGAAGCTGACCGCATTTATCAAGACGCAAGCCTTTGCCGACCTTCCAGCCAAGTCGCGCGAACTGATGACCACTCAGGCCGGTGCGATGGGCGAGCTGTCCGAAATTCTTGCTGAGCTGATCGCCCTCTGATCCTCCTATACATGCTGGCTTTCGTGCATCAGGTGCGCGAAGGCTGGACAGATCCCCCGCGGCATTGCGCCAAACCTGAAAACCAACCCCGTGACGTATGGGATCGCGACCATAAGGCGGTCGTATGAACCATGGATGCGGGGGCATTTACTGAGGCGGTCCAAGTGGCCGCCGTATCTCATGAGCGCATTCGCTGAGTGCGCTGACGAGATACCAACACCGGGGGATTCACATGGACGCCAAGCAGCAAGACTGGGAGGAGATATACGGGAAGTGCGCAATGGCGGGCTTGCCGGGCATCACCTATCACCACTTGGGCAAGACTCGCGAGGCGTTCCTGTCTGGAGTGTTTCGGCTTCTGCTGGCCTCTAGTGATGCGCACCTCAAGATATTCGACGGCCAGGTGCCAGAGATAATCGAGGCGTACGCCGAATACCATGTGCCGCGCGGAAGGATCGACTACCTGCTGATACATGCAGACGGATCGCTCACCGTGTGCGAGCTGAAAGATGGGTCGAAGGGAAAGCAGCACGTTCTTTCTGGTCTGGGTCAGTGCATTTCGTACGCAATTCAGATCGGGATGGCAAGAGCTGGCATCCCGCTTATTCGTAAGGCGCTGGTCTTCTCTTCATGGGGTAGGCCTGACGAGGAAATATTGGTCATAGACGCCTGCCGATCCGCCGGAGTCATCGCGGTCCCGATGGGGTCTGAAGATGCCCATCGCGAGTCGTCCATGCGCTTCATAGAAGGGTACATCAGCAATGGCATCGAGAAAGTCCATTGACTGGGAATCAGTAGAGGCGTCCTACCGCTCTGGCTCTCCGTCAGTCAGAGCTCTTGCGGAAAAGCACGGCCTCACAGAGGGCGCCATCCGCAAGCGAGCGACAAAGGAAGCATGGGCAAGAGACCTGACAGATAAGGTCATTGCCGCAACCAAAGACAAATTGGTGCGCACGAAAGTACGCACAGAAAGTACGCAGCGCACTGATGCGGAAATTGTCGACGATGAGTCTGATCAGCGCGCCGGCCTGGTCCTGTCGCACCGCACTGGGCTGGCCAAGTGGCGAACCATTGCCGACAAGCTCTGCACTGCGCTGGACGATATGGATGTGGTCGCCGCGAACCTGGGCGACTTCTCCCGCGCACTGAATGCCGGTGTCGACGCTCAGCTCAAGGTCATCAAGGGCGAGCGCCAGGCCTACAACCTCGACACCGACGAAGGCAGCAAGACTGTCACCGACCTGTCCGACCTGATGGACGAGCTATCGAAGGAAGCGTGACCCATGAAGCCCGAGCACAAAGCGCTGCTCCGGGATCGGTTCTTCCGCCTGAATAATTTGTACTGGATTACCGACAAGAACGGTAAGAAAGTCCGCTTCCGCATGACGCAGGAGCAGATCGACTACTTCCAGGGCATGCACACCCGCAACATCATCCTCAAGGCTCGGCAGCTCGGGTTCACGACTCTGGTCTGTATCGTCCAGCTGGATGCTGCGCTGTTCGAGGCTGCCAAGTGCGCATTGATCGCTCACACCCTGACGGATGCCAAGCGCCTGTTCCGGGAGAAGATCAAGTACGCCTACGACAACCTGCCGGCTGAGATCAAGGCGGCCAACCCGGCACGCAATGACGCGGCGGGCGAGCTGGTATTCAGTAAAGGCGGCTCGCTCTACGTCAGCACATCCTTCCGGGGCGGCACGCTGCGCTATCTGCACGTTTCCGAGTTCGGGAAGATCTGCGCCAAGTATCCGCACAAGGCGCGGGAGATCGTCACTGGCGCATTCGAGGCGGTGGCAGCAGATTGCTTTGTCACCATCGAATCGACGGCGGAAGGTCGGGCCGGCTACTTCTTCGACTACTCGCAGAGCGCCGAGAAGCAGCAACTGTCCGGCACCCCGCTGGGCCTGCTCGACTGGAAGTTCTTCTTCTTCAGCTGGTGGCGTAACCCGCTGTACTGGCTGGACCCCGCGACGGCGGTTATCCCGCAGCGCCTGACTGACTATTTCAACGACCTGGAGGCCAAGCACGGCATCCAGACGAACCCCGGGCAGCGCGCCTGGTACACCGCCAAGGAGAAGACCCTCGGCGATGACATGAAGCGCGAGTATCCGTCTATCCCTGTCGAAGCCTTCCAGCAGTCGGTAGAGGGCGCCTACTACGCCCAGCAGTTCACCAAGCTTTACGCAGCAGGGCGAATCGGCAAGCTGCCGAACAACTCCCATCTGCCGGTCATGACGATCTGGGACATCGGCGTCGGCGACTCCACGGCCATCTGGTTCGTGCGTCAGGTCGGCACCGAATACCACGTCATCGACTACTACGAGAACAGCGGCGAAGGCCTGCGGCACTACATGAAGGTGCTCAAGGACAAGGGTTACACCTATTCCGAGCACTGGGGGCCGCACGACATCGAAAACCGCGAGTTCGGTAGCGATGCCAAGACGCGCAAGGAAATTGCTCAGGAAGGCTACGAGATCGACGGCCAGCGTTACAGCCTGACATTCACGGTCGTGCCAAAGATCGGTGTCGACGACGGCATCGAGGCGGCCCGGGAGATCCTTCCGCGTTGCGTGTTCGATGAAGAAAAGTGCGACGAAGGCATCACCCACCTTGAGGGCTACCGCAAGGAGTGGGACGACAAGCGCGGGTGCTGGAAAGACAAGCCATTGCACGACGGCACGTCTCACGGCGCCGACGCCTGGCGTTACTTCGCGGTCTCCCAGACCAAGCGCAAGACCATGACCGATATCCCCGTCACATTCACCTTCTGAGGCCATCCATGGCGAATTACAGCGACACCCGGCAGGAATATGCCGACGCCTTGCCTGGCTGGCGTCTGGTGAAGCGATGCGTCAAGGGCGCGCGCGAGGTACGCAAGTACGACGAATACCTACCGAAGCCTGACCCTACGGACAATTCGCCGGAGAACCTGGAGCGGTACAAGCAGCTCAAGAAGCGGGCGATGTTCCTCAACGTCACCGGGCGCACCCGGGCCGGCCTGCTGGGTGCCGTGTTCCGCAAGACTGCCGAACTGACCCTGCCGACCGAAGTCGAGTATCTGCAAGAGAACGCCAGCGGCGACGGCGCCAGCCTCGAGCAGCTGTCGAAGAAGGCGGTCGGCGAATGCCTGGACACCGGGCGCGGCGGCTTTCTGGTCGATTACCCAAAGGTCGAGTCGGCCAGCGGCATTTCATCCATGGCGGATGCGGCAAAGCAGAAGGCCTTGATCCATTTCTACGACGCCGAGTCGATAATCGACTGGGACGAGCAGGTCATCGACGGCGTGAAGCGCCTGGTCTACGTCAACCTGGCTGAGTGCGTGTCGGTGTTCGATGCTGCTCAGCTATCCCGTGACACGGAAAAGCAGAATCGCGTCCTGCTACTGATCGATGGGCAATACGTCCAGCGCCTGTACAAGGAAAGCGATCCGAATCCGGCCGACAGCATGCCGACCGACAAGGACGGCCAGCCATTCGATCACATCCCGTTCAGCTTCTTCGGCTCCGAGAACAACGACGCCGACATCGACAAGTCGCCGCTCGAAGACTTGGCCGACGTGAACATCCTGCACTATGGCAACTCGGCCACGGTGGAAGAGTCGGGTTTCATCAGCAGCCAGCCGACCCTGTTCCTGACCACGGACATTTCCCCGGATGAGTTCGTAAAGCTCAACCCGAACGGGATGCGTATCGGCAGTCGCCGCGGTTACAACCTTGGCAAGACCGGCAGTGCCACGCTGGTACAGGCCAAGGAAACCCAGCTGTCCCTTGAGCTAATGCGCGACAAGCAAGATCAGATGGTCATGATCGGCGCTCGCGTCGTACAGCAGGGCGGCGGCAACGAGACGGCCGAGGCTGCGCGCATCCGTTACAGCTCTGACAATTCGATCCTTGGCACCGTGGCGGGCAACGTATCCGAGGCGCTGAAGCGGGCAATTCTCGACGCTGAGCGCTTCATGATCGGCGAACCGAACGAGAAGGACACCGTGTTCTGGCTCAATCAGACATTTTGGGATGAGGCTATGTCGGCTCAAGATATTGTCGCTCAGGTATCTCTCTGGCAGAACGGCTTCATCAGCAAGCGGGATGTCCGAGTTAATCTGCGTCAGGGCGGCATTCTTGAGGCGGATCGCTCTGACGACGACATCGACAACGACATCGAGGAGGCTGCTCCGGTGGCCGGTAGCGTTGTATGAGTGCCGAAGGCTTCTTGGCTGATGCGGTCACCCGTCACGCCATTTACACGCAGCGCTATGCCGGCGGCAATCTGAAGCGGGCGGCAAAGTTCATCATCATGGCGATCAGCACCGCCAAGGAGCGCGTAGCGGCAGGATTGAGCGCATACGGCACCAAGCGGTATGCCTCGCAGATTGACGCGCTGTCCGGCGATCTGGCGGCCATCTACGGCGACATGAAGGGTCAGGTCGTCATGGATCTGGCCGACTTCGGCGCTTACGAGGCCGAATTCAACGCGACCATGCTCGGAAAGGCGGTCAAGGCGGTTGTTCAGTTCAATGTCCCGGCGCCTGAAATGGTCGCCGCGGCTGCGCTGGCCGACCCGTTGGAACTGGAGGCGCGCAAGGGCCTGCAGCGGATCAGCATCAGTGGCGCGCTTGACCAGTTCGGGACCAAGAAGGCCGCCGAGATCATCGGCGAGATCCAGATAGGTTCTGCCCTGGGCGAGACCAGCCAGCAGATTGGCGGGCGCCTCACCAGCGTTCACCAGATGCAGCAGGATCAGGCGTCAGCATTGGTTCGCACCATGACCAACCACGTCGCATCGACGGCGCGCATGGAAGTGCTGAAGGCGAACGACGACATCCTCGAAGGGTGGCGAGCAATTGCAACTTTGGACGGAAAAACCTCTCCTTTCTGCCGCCAGGTGGATCAGAAGGTGTTCCCGTTCGACGCGCCAAAGCCTCCTTTCCACTGGAATTGCAGGACGGCCACCGCGCCAGTGCTCAAGGCTGAATACGCCCGCGAGATCAAAGGCTCCACGCGCCCCGCTGTCGGGCCGAACGGGGCCGAACTGGTATCGAGCAAGACCACCTATCAGGAATGGCTATCCCGTCAGCCTGCATCGTTTCAGCGCGACGTGCTGGGGCCTAATCGTTACGAGCTTTTCACGAAGGGCGAGTTAACCCTGGATAAGTTTGTTGACGACTCTGGCAAGACGCTAACCCTTGCTCAGTTGCGCGAAAAAGAGGCTGCTGCTTTCGAGCGTGCGGGTCTCTAACAAGTCACCGGCCAGCCTCATAACTGGCCTCAATTCCGCAGGCAGGGCCTGCACCAAGTCTCTGGGAGACAGCAATGACCTTGAAATTCACCCTTGACACCCTCGAAGGCGTCGACGAAGCCATCCAGACCATGTACGTCGAGAAGGGCGGCAAGTACGTCCTGAACATCGAAGGCCTGCCGCAACCTGAAGACGTGAGCGGCCTGAAGTCGAAGGTCGAGGAACTGCTGAGCGAGAAGAAAGCGGCCGAGAAGGCCCGTCGCGAAGCTGAAGAGGCGGCGCGCACCGAGCGTGAAGAGGCGGCACGCAAGTCCGGCAACGTCGAAGAGCTCGAGAAGTCCTGGTCCGAGAAGTACGCCCGCCGCGAGGCTGAGCTGTCCGGCCAGCTGGAAAGCACCAACAGCGCCCTGCAAGGCCAGATCCGGGATCTGACTGTAGGCCGCACCGCTACCGATATCGCCACCACTCTGGCAATCCCGGGTAGCGCCAAGGCATTGCTCCCCCACATCGAACGCCGGCTGAGTGTCGAGCAACGTGACGGTAAACCCACCGTCGTCGTGCTGGACGCCTCCGGCAAGCTCTCGGCGTCAACGCTGGACGAGCTGAAAGCAGAATTCACCAACGATCCGGCCTTCGGCCCGCTGATCGCTGGTAGCAAAGCATCTGGCGGCGGGGCCGGCGGTGCAGGTAAAGGCGGCGGGGCCGCACAAGGCAACATCGGCGGCAACAAAGACGAGCGCACCAAAGCGATCGCAAGCAAGTACCCAGACCTCCCCCTCAAGTAAAGGATTGACTTTATGTCCCTGTCTCAAATGCAAGTGTTCAACGAATACATCATGCCGGCTGCGCTGGAATCCCTGGACCAGATGACCGCTGCGTTCAACGCTGCCAGCAATGGCGCGATCATCCTGTCGCCGGACGGCTTCACCGGTGACTTCCTGCAAGAGTCGTTCTTCCAGACTCTGGCCGCTGCCCAGCGCCGCGTCGATCGCTACGCTGCCAACGGTGCAGCAGCTGTCACCGACCTGACCGAGCTGAAAAACGCCACGGTCAAGGTTGCTGGTGGCTTCGGTCCAATCCGCTACGAGCCATCCCAGATGACCTGGCTCCAGCGCCCAACCGTGCAGGGCATCGAGGTCGCATCGCGCGCCTTCGCCGAGATCCTGCTGAAAGACCAGCTGAACACCGCCATCGCTGCGCTGGTGGCCGCGATCACCGCTCAGGCGTCCGCAGTCAACGACGTGTCGGCCACCCTCGGCATCACTCAAGCCGCCCTGAACAACGCTCACGCCAAGTTTGGCGATGCTTCGCAGAACCTGGTTGCCCAGATCATGCAGGGCACCACCTACCACAAGCTGGTAGGTCAGAACCTGGCCAACGCCGCGCAGCTGTTCCAGGCCGGTAACGTCCGCGTCGTCGACATCCTCGGCAAGGTCTCCGTCGTAACCGACGCCCCGGCGCTGGCTCAGGCTGGTACGCCGAACAAAGAGATCATCCTGTCTCTGGTGTCGGGCGCCGCACTGGTTCACGACGCTCGCGACCAGGTCTCGAACGTCGACACCACGAACGGCAAGGAGCGCATCGAGACCACCATCCAAGTCGATTACACCTTCGGCCTGGGTCTGAAGGGTTACACCTGGGATGTCACTGCCGGCGGCAAATCCCCGACCGACGCAGAGCTGGCCACCGGCACCAACTGGGACAAGACCGCTACCAGCATCAAGCACACCGCCGGTGTCGCTCTGATCGGTGACGCTTCCAAGTAACCCACTGAATACCGCGCCGGGGCAGCCTGGCGCGGCTGAGGATCAAGCATGACCGATAAGAACACCTGGTATCTGCCGGGCCCGTTTCACCGCTACGAAGACGACGTGAAGGCCATCGCCAAGAAGCTCGGTCTGCGCATCGTCGACGCCAACGTGACCGAGAGTCGCGACGGTGAATGCGAGAAGTCGCCAAAGGTGAAGCTGAAAGAGCTGCCTGTCGTTGTGGTTGCCGATGCCGGCCTGTCTCAGGACGAGATCGAGCAGCTGCGTGCTGATCTGGCCGCCGCTGGCGTGCTGGTGACCGGTCTGGAAGCTGGCACCCTGGAACGGCCTGAAGGCGGCGAACTGGCATCGCGCCTATTCGACGTGCTGACCAAGATCCACGCCGGCATGACCGAACTGGCAGACAGTCGCGATCAGATCGCCCAGGAGCGCAACGCCCTGCAGGAAGAGGTCGATGCGCTGAAGAAGGCCGAAGCCGATCGCGTCGAGAAGGCCGTGAAGGCCAAGCCTGACGCCAAGGCGTAACACCGGGGCTACGGCCCCACTCATTCAACCGGAGGCCGGATGGCTACCTACATCACTGTGGCCGACGTGGATACCATCCTCGGCACCGACTGGACCACTCCAGAGAAGAAAGACCGCGCCGTCATGCAGGCCAATGCCTATCTGACCTCGCTGAACCTCTCCGGTGTCGACATGGATGCGATCCCTGCCGAGGTCAAACAGGCAGGGGCGGAGCTGGCCAAGTGTGCCGCCGATGGCGTCCTGTATCAGCAGCAGACGTCTGGATCGCTGGAGGCCAAGACCGTCAAGGCGGGATCGGTAACGACCTCGAAGACGTTCGGCACGATCGATTCCAGTTCTACCAAGGCCCAGGCCGATGGCATCCAGTTCGCTCTGGCGCTGCTGAACCCATGGCTTCGGTCGTCCTTTGGCTTCGACGTGTACAGGTGACCCATGGGAATGCGCGAAGAGATTCAGGCCGATCTGGCCGAGGCATTCGATACCGATCTGGCTGACGCGGTCGTGCCGTTCAGTGGCGGCATTACGCTGCCAGGCACCTGGGACCCGGTCGAGGAAACCAGCACCGACCCGGTAGTCATCGCCTACACCGGGCGCGGCGTGATGGACGCCTTCAAGTCTCAGGCCGTGGACGGAATCAACATTCTTGCCACCGACCAGCTGCTGATCGCGCTGACCAACGAGACGACCGGAACGCCTGCCGTAGGTCATAAGATCAACGGTTTCAGCGTGATCAATGTCCAGGCCGACCCGGCTGGCGCCCATTACGAGATCCAGCTGAGGAAGACGTAAATGAACGCCAAAGCTGGATGGAGCCATAGCCTTAGCGACTTCGCCGACCAGATCGACGAGGACGTGACGCAGCATGTACGCGTGATTGCTATGGCGATGCTGACCGAAGTCGTCAACCGATCGCCCGTGGGCAACCCGGATTTGTGGAAGGCCAACACCGAGCTTCGAGCGCAGAACACGGCCCTGGCTGATGCCTACGACGCCAACGTCGACACCCGCAACGCGACCAATACCGGCAAGAAGCAATTCAAGAAGCTGACCCAGCGCGAGCGAAAGGAGAACTTCTTTGTCGATGCCAAGGCCGCCGGCAAGGGCTACATCGGCGGGACGTTCCGCGGCAGTCACATCGTATCGGTGGGCTCGCCTGACTTCACGGTCGCCGAAAACGTCGATCCGTCCGGCCGCGACACCATCAACAAAGGCGCGATGATGATCAAGGCGTCAGGAAATTACCCCGTGATCTACATCCAGACGAACAGCCCCTACGGCGAAATGCTCGAGCTTGGGCATTCGACCCAGGCCCCAGGCGGCGTCTATGACCTGGCATGGATTGGCGTATCAGAGGCCTACCGATGACCTATGAAGACATTCGCAAGCTGATCACGGCGCGCATGGTCGCCTTTGTCGGCCTGCCGCAGTCGAGCATCGACTACCCGAACACCCCGACATTCACGCCGCCGGCTGACGGCCTCTGGTGCCGCCTGAGCATCCAACACGCAACGGCCTTCATGGCTGGCATGGCTGACAAGCCATACACCCGCAAGCCTGGGCAGATCAGCATCCAATGCTTCGCCCGGATCGGCACCGGGACCAAGGCGCTCAACGTCCTGTCGGATCAGCTCGAAGCGCACTTTGCCTACTGGCAGTCGGGCGACCTCGAATGTATGGAGGCGAGCCAGATCCCAGCCGGCGAGTTCGAGGGCTTCTATCAGGTCAACGTAAACATCCGGTTCCGCGCCGGCTGATCCAGCAACACCTATCCCGCCCGCCCTGAGCGGGTTTTTTTATGCCTACACAAAGGTGGAAAACATGAGCTCCGGCGCAAAAGTAACGAGTTACCTGATTCCCGAGGTGACGCCAGGCGTAACCCCGACCACCGGCACCTGGGACACGCTACGGCTGACCGGCAATGCCATGACCCCGACCGTCAACACGGCAACCAGCGACGAGATCACCGACTCGCGCATCAACCAGGGTTCCGTGGTCACCAGTACCGACATCGGCGGCGACCTGACGGCCGAACTGTCCTATGGCAGCTTCGACAAGCTGCTGGAAGCCGCTTTCTACGGTGCGTGGACCAGCAACGTGCTGACCGTGGGCGAAGTTCGCCATACCTTCAGCATCGCCAAGGGCTACATGGACGTTGGCGTTTACTCCCTGTTCAAGGGCGTGCACATCCCGACGTTCGCCCTGGACATCCCGAGCGACGGCAAGGTCACTGTCACCTTCGGCACGGCCTGCCTGGACTACACCGACAGCAACGCGCCGATCGTGCTAGCGCCGGCCGGTCCGACGACCACCCCATTCATGAGCAACGGCAACGTCGGCACCCTCCTGATTGATGGCGCCTCGATGGAAGGCCAGGCCTGCGTCTCGGCCATGACCATCAGCCTGGACAACGGCCTACAGGCTCAGCGCTGCATCGGCACCGACAAGATGGGTCCGGGTGCGCAGATCGCCACCGAGGCGGCCATCACCGGCACCATCACACTGGCCTGGTCGGCAACGGCATGGGGCATCTGGAAGAACACCTTCACCCGTAAACCGGTGGCGGTCGAGTTCCCGATCACCGACAGCGTGGGCAACAAGTACACCTTTAGTTTCCCGGCGGTGGAAGTCGACGGCGAGCTGCCGAGCGGCGGCAAAAAGGATCTGATCGAGCTGACCCTGAATTACACCGTGGCCAAGCTCGCCCCGACCATCACCCGCGCGCCATACGTGGCCCCGACCAGCGTCACCGTGTCCCCAGGTACTGCAACCATCGCCGTCGCTGGCACTCAGCAGCTGACTGCGACCGTGGCTCCGGCCGGCGCACCGCAAGGCGTCAACTGGACCAGCAGCGCACCGAGCAAGGCAACCGTCAGCTCGACCGGCCTGGTCACTGGCGTGGCATCCGGTTCGGCGACCATCACCGCGACCAGCAAGTACGACGGCACGAAGCTCAGCACGTCGACCATCACCGTCTCGTAACACCGATTCACCCCTTGACTGCCCCGGCACCAACGCCAGCCGGGGCGGTCCTTTTCGGCGTGGCGTGAGGAATAACCATGGCTTTGCGACTGACCAAAAAAGACCAGAACGTCTCGGACACCAAATGGGTCGCCTATGACGAAGACACCAAGGTGTTGCTGGCACGAATTGATAACCCTGAATACGCGGTCGCCCTTGAGCGCGAACGCCGCAAGCTGCGCAATGCTGACGCCCAGTTCGGAACTGGTGTCGTGGGTGTGATCGACGGCGAGACGACCGAGCACCAGACCCAGTGCCGACTGCTGAGCCAGTTCATCGTCAAGGACTGGGCTGGCGTGCTGGATGCGGACGATAACCCGCTGGCATACAGCGCCGCAGCTGCCGAGCAGATGCTCGACGCCAACCTCGAGTTCTTCCTGTTCGTCCTGCGCGAGTCGTCGACAGCGGCCGTGGAGGCGCAGAAGGCCCTGGCCGAGACCGTGGGAAAGTCGTTGCCCGCTTCGAGTGGGAAAAAGAGTGGGGCGGCGACACCGAAAAGCGGCGACTGATCTATCAGAGGCTGAACATGGCGGTCCCGGATGAGCCGGAAACGGACCCGATGACCGGCTATCTGCTGAGCACGTTCCGCAACATCACCCGCGGCCGTCGGTTTGTCTCGTCGATGGCTGGCGCTTTCCCTCTGCCGCTGTCAGCCCGGGAAATTTCGGATTGGCTGGAGGCGCACCCGCCCGCTATGCCGCGCAGTGAGATCGACGAAGTGGTCTATACCCTCGATGCGCTATGCCTCAAAGCAGAAGAGGAAGAATGAACCGCGCCTGTGTGATGCTATATTGCTTGAATCACGCAAGGGAGAAAGGGAATGTTCAGGATTGCAGCGGTTGTGTTGGTGTTGGTCGCCCTGGGTGGGTGCGCCTCTGGCACCCAAAACCTGTACAAGTACGGCGAGCCAGGTCTTGACGGCAATTACCTCAAGTCATTCGAGGTGAGCGGGTCAGGCCCGGCGGCGCCAGGAAAGATGGCCGCGTGCGCAGCCGGTGCCGTCAGGAATGACCCGGTATCGCTCAGCGACTCGTCGAAAACCTTCATGGGTGTGCACACGGGCAACTATTACCAAGCCGGGAGCAACCGTGAAGTGGGCGGCGGCGGCGCCATTCAGTACGTGGCGCCCGATGAGTCCAGTGTCGTGGCAAAGGGCGAGACAGGTTACACCAGCGCCATGGTTTCGCGATCCGTGCGCTACACCGTGACCATCAAGAGCTCTGGCCCTGAACGGAAATACCTGTTTGCTGGCATTCAGCAGGCGCAGCTCGATGCCGGTTCCATGGTCAACGCGGGCTACAGTCCGGTGCATGTGATGATTGGCGGCGGGTCTGAGGATGTCGCGCGCTCGCTGAACGCTGTTGCTGAAGAGATAGAGACCTGCATTCGATAAGGTCAACAAATTACCAAGACCCGCTCCGGCGGGTTTTTTTATACCTGGAGAAAGGCAATGGTCCAAACATCCCGCCTCGTCATTGAGCTGGACAGCCGAGACGCCGAGAAAAAGGCGGAAGATGTTCGCGATGCGCTAGGGGAGCTGGAGAATGCCGGCCTGCGCATCAAGCCAGCCATGGATAAGGCCAGCGATGGCCTCGACAAGCTGACAGGCTCCGGTAAGGGCGCCGAGACTTCCGCAGGGCGCACCGGCAAGGCCTGGTCCGAAGCCGTGGGCGGCATCAGTCGCGATACTCAGCTGATCGTCAAAGAGCTGCAGGCGCTCAACGCCAAACAGGACGCCACGTCTCGCGCCCTTGAGTCTGTCGGAGTCTCGCTTTCCAGGGCATCAAGCGCATTCGTTAGCGCCACATCGTCCATCAGCGGCTTTAAAGCCCAGAGTGATACCGTCGCCACTTCAGTCATCAAAGTAGGGGAAAGCGCAGCTCAGGCCGACGCTCGCCTGCTATCGATGGCAAAAACCTCATTGCAGGCAAGCGACTACGTTAAATCGCTGTCAGCCAACACCCTGTCGGCCGCATCCGCCCTTGATACTGCCGGCGACAGGGCCGGCAGTCTTGCAGCGCTCGCCGGCCGTCTTCGGGCCGAGTCCGACGCTCTGGCTGGCTCGCAGGATCGCGCCGCCAAGTCCTTGCGCGGCAACACCGCCGCCATCGACGAGCAGTCGAAAGAACTGGCAGATCTGCTTGGGCGCATTGATCCCGTATCTCGCAAGCTGGCAGAGCTTGACAGGCAAGAGCAGGAGCTTGCTAGGCATCGCAAGGCCGGAAAGCTCGACACTGCCACCTATGATGAATACCAGGCGAAGATCAACGCAACCCGCAAGGGTCTGACCAGATTCGACGACTCACTGACCCGCACCGGAAACACCGCCAAGCAGACGGCGGCAGCCCTGCGCGGTGTGCCGGCGCAATTCACTGACATCGCGGTATCGCTCCAGGGCGGCCAGAACCCGCTGACGGTATTCCTGCAGCAGGGCGGCCAGCTAAAAGACATGTTCGGCGGCGCCGGTCCGGCAGCAAAGGCACTGGGCGGCTACGTCCTCGGCCTGGTCAACCCGTTCACCGTGGCGGCCGCGGCAGTCGGTACGTTGGGCCTGGCCTACTATCAGGGCTCTCAAGAGGCGGACGCCTTCAGGCAGGCGATCATCACCACCGGCAACGCCTCCGGAACGTCGGCGCTGGCTCTGGCCGGCATGGCAACCACCATCAGCGCGAGCGTCGGCACGACCGGGAAAGCGGCCGAGACGCTGGCCTTGCTGGCATCGAACGGCAAGATCGCCAGTTCCAGCTTCGAACAGATCGCCACGGCCGCCATCGGCTTCGAGCAGGTCACCGGCAAAGCGGTGTCGGCCACTGTCGCCGAATTCGCCTCGCTGGCGGAAGATCCAGTAAAGGCAGTGGCCGCGCTCAACGACAAATACAACTTCCTCACCGCTTCGGTTTACGAGCAGGTGCGCGCAGCTCAAGAAATGGGCGAAAAGGAAGCGGCGGCGACAATCGCCCAGGATGCCTACGCGAAGGCACTGGAAGCTCGCACCAAGACCATCAAGGAGAGCCTTGGCACCATCGAATCAGCCTGGAATGCGATCACTGGCGCCGCCAAAAGTGGCTGGGATGCCATGCTCGGCGTCGGTCGTCAGCAGTCGCTCGACGAGCAGATCGCCAATACCAAGCAGCTGCTGGAGGATCGCAAGACCAGCTTCGCGGCAAAAATGTTCCCCGATACGCTCGGCGAAGGCAGTGATTCGTCGCGGTTCCTGCAGACGCGCCTCAACCTCCTTGAAAAGCAGAAGTTGCTGCTCGCCGATCAGGGCAAGGCCGAAGGTGAAAAGGCCAGGATTCAGCGCGACGGGCAGAAGGCTTACGAGGACTTCCAGAAGGGCATCGAGGCCGGCGGAACTCGCGAGCAGAAGCTGAACAAGGCCCTACTCGAAGATCAGCAGCGTATCAATGCGGCGCGGGCGGCCGGCTACACGATCACCCAGGCTGACGCCGATGCGTCCGAAAAGGCTGTGCGCGACAAGTTCAAAGAACCCAAGGCAGCGGCGACCAAGGCCGTCACCGAAGACGCCGGCCTGAAGATGCTTGGCGTGGCACGGCAGACCAATGCCGTGCTCACCCAACAACTTGCCTCGATCAATGGTCAAGGCATCGCCACCGAGAAGGTGGGGGCGCAGGCGCAGGCGCTGATCAAGTGGGAGCAGCAACTCGCCGATATCAAGGGCAAGAAGACGCTCACCGCCGATCAGAAGTCCTTGCTGGCCAGCCAGGATCTGATCACCGCACAACTGAAGAAGAATGCCGGCCTTGAGCGCGAGGCTGAGATCAGCAAAGGCATTCAGCAGGCGCAGAAGGATCAGGTTCAGCTGCTCACGCTGACCGGGCAACTCCGCGAAGCCAACAGCCTGAAGTCATCCCTGGACGATGCTGCGCAAATGGCTGAGTACGAGCGCCAGGGCAACACCGAGGCCGCAAAGCGACTTGAAACGCTGATCAAGATCCGCGACATCAATCTCAACGCCGCGCAGAAGCCCGGGACCATTGAGGGGGTCACCAAGGCGCCGACCGCTACCGGGCTTGACCCGTCCATCGGCGGGGCTGGCAGCGAGATCACTCGACTGAATGAAGAGACGGGCAGGCTGGATCAATGGAGAGCGACCGAGCTTGAAAAGCAAAAAGCCTACCTCGACCTCAAGGCGATCAACGAAGAGACCTATGCCGAGCGCGTAGCCAACATCAACACCCAGGCTGCCGAGAACCGGGCCAAGATCGAGCAGGCCAAAAACACGGCGATCATCACCCAGTCGTCGAGCTTCTTCGGGATCATGGCCACGCTGAGTCAGTCCGGTCACGGCAAGCTGGCGGCGATCGGTAAGGCCGCCGCCATGGCTCAGGCCACGATTGACGGCTACCTGGCCATCCAGAAAGCGCTCGCAGCATTCCCGCCACCGTTCAACTTTATCGCCGCGGGCGTGGTCGGTGTGGCCACTGCGGCCAACGTCGCCAACATTGCCGGCGTCGGTTTCTCCGGTGGTGGCTATACCGGCGCTGGCGGCGTGAACGATCCAGCGGGCACCGTCCACAAGGGCGAGATCGTCTGGTCGCAATCCGACATTCGCAAGTATGGCGGCGTGGCATCGGTGGAGGCGCTGCGCAATGGCAACGTGTCTGCTGGTCGCTCAGCGTCCAGCGGTAGCAGCTCGTCGACGGCGGCCAGCAATGGTGTTCCGGCGCCGGAGCGGCCGATGGTCTTCAACCTGATCGAGGATGCGAGTCGGGCGGGGCAGACCAGTCGTCGTCAACTCACCGAGCAGGACGTCGTCGACATCTACGTGTCCAACATTCGCGGCGAGAAAGAGATGCACCAGGTGAATCAAGAGAAGTACGGCTTGCAGTCACAGGGTGTCTAATGCGTTAACATAGAGTCTCTTGCTAGGGACTGAATGGAGCCCCAATGAGCAACCCCATCAACATCGCCTACGCCTCAGTCGGCAACGACTTGTTCGTCGATACGATCGAGGCGACCTGTTCCGCGTGGGCGGCACCGATCCTCATCTGCTCCGGCTATGAGGATCGCGTCTGCGGCACGGAGGACGGGCGCACGCTCGTCTTTTTGGCGATGGCGGTGGAAGAGGCCCTGCCCGTGCAGGACAACAGCGGATACCAGAACCTGAACATCGCCTTGGACAACACCGATGGCAAGGTCCAGGCGGCAATCGAACTGGCGCGCGCAGCATCGGCGCGCATCACCCTGACAAAACGGCGATACCTCGAAAGCAATCTGACCTACCCGGCAGAGCACTATCGGCTGACGGTGCTTAACCGTCAGTACGCCAACGACGTGGCCGCGCTGACGTGCGGGCAGTACGACCTTCTTGGAACGGCATTCCCGCGCAACAAGCTGAATGCCGACAAAGCGCCTGGGCTGATCTTCATATGAAAGACATTGCGGATTACCTGTCGGCACCTTACCGGGACGGCGCACGCGGGCCTCTGGCTTATGACTGTTACGGCTTGGTCATTGCCGTGCGGCACGAAGTGTTCGGCCTGCCGTTGATGCCGTCGCTGGGCGGTGTCGGTCGGTCCAGGCTGCGCGAGAACACAAAGGCTTATCGAGCCGTCAGCGCCGGCATGGAAGAGTGCCAGCCAGAGCCAGCAGCTATCGCCTTGGCATTTACCGGCGAATACCTGTGTCACGTTGGCGTCGTCGTGGATCTGGAAGGACAGTTAAAGGTGCTCGACACCAATCCGGGCGGCCCCCGCATTCGCACCGCGCGCGACTTCGAGTTGCGCTATCAACGAGTGGTGTATCTCCGATGATCGAGTTTTTCCCCAATAAAATGGCTGACTCCCAGCCGCTGGCCACGTTCACGACTGACCGGCGCATGACGCTGGAAGAGTGGCTGCTTGAGCAAACTCCACTGTACAAGCGCGGCGAGGCTCAGCCGGTCAGCATCGCCATCAACGGCGAAATGATCGAAGCGCGACTGTGGCACAAGGTCAAGTTCAAGCCCTCCGATCATGTGCAGATTTGGCACGAACCGAAGGGCCTGGCTGCAGTTGGCTGGGGCATACTTCTGATAGTTGGCGCCATAGCTGTCAGCAAGATGCTGGCGCCGAAAATGCCCGGTATGCCGTCCAATTCAGGGCTAGGTCAGGGCAACCCACTCGACGAAGCTAGCGCCAAGGGCAACAAAGTCAAACTTGGCGAGCTGATTCGCAACATCGCCGGGCATCAGAAGGTGTACCCGTCATACCTGGCTGAGCCGCGCACCTGGTTTGCCGCGCCGCGAGAAAAGTGGGTGGAGATGTTGCTGTATATCTCCGAGGGCGAACTTGACGTTAGCAGGCTCAAAGTGGGCGAAACCCCGCTGATCTCCCTTGGTGCCGATGCTCAGGTGGCGATCTACGCGCCAGGCGCTGACGTATCTGCCGATACCGCCTCGATGCTGTGGTTTAACGCCAAAGAGGTGGGCGCCAGTTCCAGTGGTACTTCCGGACTGGAATTGACCGTATCGACCAACCTCACCCCGTCCGCCTCGGCCTCGGCCTATCAGTTCAATGGAGACACGATTGCAATCCCGGCCGGCGCGGGCAGCTTCCCGGCAGACTGGGAGACAGGCCTGGTTATCCGCGCACTCGCCCCGTATACGTACACCGTGGTCGATGGCGGGGCAGGGCGCGACATCGTGCAGGGGCCGCTGGAAATGCTCGACCCTGTGCCCGGCATGCTGATTGAAGTCGCTGGGGCGAACGCCGGTAACTACGTCGTCAACACCTTTACGCCGTATGCGGCCGCCGTGCCGCCGACCTCCGGCACCGCTTCGACAATCTTGGGTTCGAGTGTTCCGTCGCGCTACGACTTCGACGTGACACCGCTGTCGGTCACCGTGACGCTGGGCAGCACGCCGTATGCCGTCAACCTGACAGCAGCAACGACTGACCTCGCCGGCCTGGTATCGGCATTCAACACGGCCAAGGGTTCGGCGCCATTCCTGGCCAGCGCTTCATCTGGCCGCCTGCTGATCACGCAGTTCGGCACCTTTGGCGGCGAGAGCATGGTTGCCACCGGTGGTTCCGACATCCTCGGCAGCAGCCCGACCAATACCACTGGCACGCCAGCCAGTGCCGGCACGCCTGAAGTTCCGGCACAAATGACCCTGGACTATGACGGCGGATCGCCAGTGGTGGGCTTGGCCCTGGGTTCTGGTCTGGCCACCATCGGGCCGCGCGGGCTGCGCTACCGGATCACGGCGTTTGGCACCTCGATCATGACGGTTGACCGGCTCACTGCGTCGGGCTCAGTGGATGCCGGATGGATCGGGTTCAATGCGATGGAAACCGTAAACGGCCTGGTCAGCCTTGATCCATCCAGCCTGGAGGGTGGCTATCGCGGTCCGTTCTACTGTGCGCCAGAGGGAGAGCTGGTGACGCACATCGAGTACACCGTGACCTACGCCAATGGCCTGATCGGTATGGGCCGAAAAGGCGACGAATACGCTATCTACTCGTCTCATCAGTTCGAGTATCGGGACGCAAATGTCGCCGGGGCGTGGACCGTAACTACGCAAACCGTCACCGGTCACTCGCGGGATGCGCAAGGCTTCACTTTTCGGATCGAGCTGCCCTACCCGATGCGCCCGGAAAGCCAGATCAAGCGCCTGCCCAAGGGTGGCGGCGCCAACAGTGGCGAGTGGATCGATAGCCCAGCCTGGGAAGGCCTGCGCGGCCTGCGTCAGACGCGACCGACCAGCTACCCGGGTATGACAGTCATGTCAGTCAAGATTCGCGGCGGTGATCGCCTGTCTGCGCAATCGGAAAGCCAAGTCAACGGCGAGGCGACCCGCGTTCTTCCGGTTCGCTCGGGCGGGGCTTGGCAAGCGCCGGTAGCTACCCGCGGCATCGTGCCGTGGTGCCTCAATGTGCTGAAGTCGCTGGGATATGAAGATGGCGACATCGACCTGGCCGAATGGGACCGGCTGGACCTGGTATTCAACGCCGCCGGCCAGTATTACGACGAGACCATCGATGACAGCAGCACCGCCAAGGATCGCCTCAACGATGCGCTGGCCTGCGGCTTTTCCGAGTTAACCATAAAAAATGGCCTGGTCAGTCTAGTGCGTGATGAGCCGCGGGCGATATTTGATATCACTTATGGCCCAAAGACGCAGACCTACAGCCCCCAAAACATGACCAAGAAGCTCAGCATCGCCGGGCCGCTGACCTCGCTCAACGACATTGACGGCGTGGATGTCGAGTATTACTCGAATATCACCTGGGCCTGGGAGACGGTGCCGTGCCGCTGGCCGGGTGATGCCGGCAACAAGGTCGAGAAGGTAAAGCTGCCCGGTGTTGGTGATCGGGATCGCGCCTATCAGTTCGGCATGCGCCGTCGTGGGCACCAACTGTTCAGGCAGGACACCTACACCTGGGAAACAGAACTGGCCGGCATGAACTCGGGTTACCTGAGTTTCTGCGCGGTGGCCAGCGATACCCCTGGGCAATGCCAGAGCGCCGAGCTTGTCAGCGTTACGGCGGTTGCTGGTGGCTTCCTGTTGGAGTCGTCAGAGCTGATCGATTGGTCAGTGCCCGAGATCTACAAAGTCGGTATCAGTCGTGCTGATGGCTCTCTCTCGGGTCCCTACCAAGGGACGCAAATCGACGATTACCACGTCCAGGTCGCCGATCTCGACTTTGTGCCCGACACCAGCATGAGCGGAAACATGTCGCTGCCTCAGTTGTTGATCGGACCAGCGTCGAAGTGGGCCTACCCGGTCCTCGTCACGCGCTCCGACCCATCCAACGGCAACGTCGCGCTCAAGGGCATGCCCTACGACGCCCGCGTTTACACCTACGACAGCGCCACGGCGCCATAAGGACGGCAAATGATCCAGTACCCGGAAGGCCTGCCGTATCCGCTGCGCGACGGCTACGACATGAACACGACGGACCCGGCCGCTCACACCCCCTTGGCGAACGGCCAGATCATATCGCGCCGGAAGTTCAGCAATGTTCCGACCTTTCCGGCAGTCACCTGGGAAATGGACGACGGCCAGGCTCAGCTTTTCATGGCCTGGCACCAGTACACCTTGAACGAAGGTGTCGAGTGGTTTGACTGCCCGCTCAAGACACCGATCGGCATTGACACCTATCAAGCCAGATTCAAAGAGATGTACAGCGGACCAACGCTCGTTGGGATTTCCCGCTGGCGCTTCAGGGCCGTCCTGCAACTGCTCAAGCGCCCAATCATCGACAAGGACTGGCTGATCTACGCCCCCGAATACGTCCTGCACTCGAACATCGTCGACCTCGCTGCCAATCGCGAGTGGCCGGAGGCATGACCGTGGACGCACAACAAACCAATTCGCCCATCGGGCTACGCATGCCTGGAGCTAACGCATGACCATATACGCAACCGGCAACCCGGTCGGCTCGACCAATCCGAAAGACCTGATCGACAATGCGCAGAACCTCGATTACCTGATCCTGGGTCCTCTGCTCAGCTACCCGGATCGGATCGGCGTCAGCCGCCTTTCGTGGGCAGGCATCGAGGCGTCGTTTGCGGCTGCCCAAACGGCGAAGCAGGTAGCATTCGACGACGCCCAAGAGTTAAGAACGTCTGAGTTTGCGGCTTGGTTGGTAGCAAGCACCTTCGAAATTCCGGTTGACTACGCGGCGGGTATTGTCCTAACCCGTCCGACACAAGTTTTGCGTTACCTCGGGGAGATGTACCGGGCCAAACAAGCAAACTTGCCCATGACCACCACGGCTTGGGCTACCGACTCCCCCAAACTTCTAGCGATGGGTGACGCAGCGCTTCGGCAATCGTTAGCGCTTAAACCCGTAAGCGGCAACCTTCCCAATGTTGACTTTTCGCACTTGGTTGACGCACCAACCCTCGACCCGCGAGCGTATCCATACAATCTCAAGGTTGATGGAACCGATAGCGGTACGGCTTTACAGGCTATCGTGGCGTCAGGTCGGTCATTCTTCTTTGACCCGTCGTGGAACATTGGCAGTTCGGTCGGCATTACCTTCGCGGGCAACGCTCGGGTTATTGACTTTAACGGAGCAACCATCACGCAACTTGCCGCACATGGAGCCCCGGTTATCACGCTTCAGGGCGACTTTGCTGGCGTTAAAAACCTAAAGATTGGCGGTATCGCAGGTGGCGCCAACGCGATACGAACCACGGGCTTTAGGAACTCTGTGGAATTTGTCGATGCTTCTGGGTATTACACCGAAGAAGTCCTATATATCGACGGTCTTGAAACCCGTGTAATGCAAAGCAAGTTCCGTGGTGGTCTTCGTGGCATTCTCGTTAACAAGTCAGACGCATGGTTTGCTAACACATACGTTGAACAAAACCGGCAGGAAGGTGTTCGTGCCAACGCGGGCACAATCTCCGCGTACCACTTGCATTCGTTTGGTAACGGCACGAAGGGCTTCTATTGCGTAGGGTCGGCGTTCTCCAACTGGATCGACTGCTACGCCGACACCAACGGCGAGGATAGCTGGTATTTCTTCAACTCGTCGGGCAACAAGGTTTACGGTGGATGGGGCTTCAAGGGCGGGCAAAAGAACATCGTTCCCGCGACCGGCACTTATTATGAATGGATGGAGGCAGGGGCTAGCGCCAACAACAAATACATCAGTTGTGACGCCTCTCACGGTAGCTCACCGCTGTACACGGCATTTAGCTGGCGACTCGCGCAAGGCAGTATCGCCTTCATGTGTGCGGCCGACCATGAGCCATACACCGACGTTAGCGGCTCTCGACTCTCCAATGGTGAGTATCTGGAGTGCACCGGCTCCTTGGCTCTTTTCAGCCGTAGGCAAGGTGCCTACCAGTGGCGCGCATCAATCCCGGCAGGTGGATCGGTTACATTCAACGCCTTCCTTCGGAAAGACATCCTGAACAATTTGGGGCTTAATAACATCGCAGTATTTAGTGTTAAGTGCGTCGGGCGAATGAGCGATTCACCATCGTCCGGGGTTCTGACCTTTTTGTACCCTCAGGTGCAAAACGGATCAACCAGTACGGCCACCGTAAAGCAGCATTTAGGTGGCGCCGACGTTCTTTCTGTTACCGCTGTAGCGGCCACCGATAAAGGCGTTGATGTTACGATTGCCAACTCACATGCAACTTCGGCGGTCGGACTTACAGTCGTTATCGAGCTAATTGCTGATTCCCGTTCGTTAATTTAATTTTATAGGTGAACCATGATTACAAACCACGACAAGGGCGCAATGCTGGTTGCTTTGGGCCGGCAAATGCAGATTCTAGGGATATCTGCGCGAGTTGCGCTGGAGAGTTCGGAGAAGCCGGCACTGCTAAAACTGGCGGTTTATGCAGGCGCCGACGAATCCCAGGTTAACGACCTGATCAATCAAACGATTGAAGCGTTGATCGACTGATCGAGATGCCGATCGACAAAACAACCCCTCAGTTGAGGGGTTTTTTATGACTGGAGAAAAGGAATGGCAATCACCTCGCAGCAACTGCTGCAGATCCTCCCGAACGCCGGCAAGCAAGCCGGCGTTTTTGCGTCTGCGCTGAACCTGGCAATGGATCAGTTCCAGATCAACAACCGGCTGCGTATGGCGGCGTTTATCGCCCAAGTCGGACATGAGTCAGGGCAGTTCCAATACGTGAAGGAGTTGGGCGGCGACCAGTACCTAAGCAAGTACGACACCGGCCCGCTGGCTGCGCGCCTGGGCAACACGCCACAGGCTGACGGCGACGGGCAGAAATACCGCGGTCGCGGCCTGATCCAGATCACCGGTCACGACAACTACCTCGCATGCAGCAAAGCCCTGTTCGGCGATGACCGCCTGCTGCGAACGCCTGAGCTGCTCGAGCAGGCTGAGTGGGCGTGCAAGTCGGCGTCTTGGTTCTGGAATTCGCGCAACCTGAACGCGCTGGCTGACACCGGGTCATTCGAGACCATCACTCGTCGCATCAACGGCGGATTGAATGGGCTGGCCGAGCGACTGGCCTTCTACACGGCGGCGCTGAAGGTTCTTGCGTAGTTAGGGTTTTCAGTCGGCAGAACGCCGTGGATGGGGAGCCCGTAGGCGAGAGGTCGGTCGCCAGGGCATGCGCCATGACGACCTCGCCGATCTTCAGTTCGAGGCGTTCAAAGCGGATGCGCTCGGGGCCGACTTTGCACGGCCGCGAAGTGCGCGAAGCTTCTTCTGTGCTGGCTTGTCAAAGTACACGTATATAAGTGCCGCAGCGGAAGACATGATAGCGATAACGAAGACTACAGCCATTGCCTCGAGTGACGGGTAAAGCAACGTCACCATCAAGCTCCCGGCGCGTTCGTGGATCAAATAAATGATATAGCTGCCACCACCGCACAACTCGACAAATTTCGGCGGTAGCCAGCCCATGGCATTGGGACGAAATGCTATGAAGGCCATCAGCGCATAAATCGCCGCCAGCACCAAGGCCACTACGGCGTCGTCAGTTTTCCAGAAGCTGAACTTGGCGTTCTGCTCGACTAGCGCTTCGATGGCGTAGTGATAGGCGACGGGCATCGTCATGACGAACAGCGCCAGGTAAACGGCGCGCTTCCAATGCGTTGAGCGAGTCGCGAGATAAAGCGCGGCTCCACCTGCAAACAGTGGGGACCATTTCAGTATCAGCAACTTCTCGACTATTCCAAGTCCGACAACCGTATTTAGAGCGGATAAGGCGAACCAGCCAAAAACTACGGGCAATATGCCGGACTTTCCGCGTAAAAGTATGGCCAGAAAGACGATGGCATAGAAAACAATCTCGATGCTCAGCGTCCAGTAAGCCGGGTTCACCTTCTTGGCGCCGAGAATGTCGGGGAACATGGTTAGGTTCAAAAGGACATCGCGCACGCTGAATTCCATCATCCCTGGTAGAACGTAGAGGCAGGCGAGGGTGAGGACAATGCTCAGGAGAAAGGCCGGGTAAAGCCTCGACGCCCGAGCCAAGAAGAAATCAAGCGCCCCCGCCGTCCGCTCCAGGGTCATAAAGATCACAAACCCGCTGATCAAGAAAAACAGGTGGACACCGAAATAACCGTAGGTTGTAAATTGCATGATGGTCGGCATGTCTGTCCGAGCGGCTTCATTCATGCAGGTATAGTGGAACAATACTACGGCAAGGGCGGCTATCCCTCGCGTGACGTCAAGCGCTGGCAATCGTTGGCTGCTCATGCTTCATCCCTAAAAATTGTCCGAGTTTCAAACTGTGCAGCCGGTTTTTGTCGCGCGGCTATTGTTTCGCTCATCTTCTCATGTAGCCGGTATTCACCTTGTCCATGAGTTGCTGCCATTTTCTAACGCGTCGTACCGACAATTCGCTCATCGTCACCTTCTCTGTATTTTTCCATCCGGGGGATTTAAACCCCCGGTCGGTCGTTGTATTCCGTGGCCTGTAGCGGTGTGGTAGCTGAAAAGCTGCTGAAACCGCATTTAGGCGTGACTAATAGTCCCTTTCTAGTCACCCGTTTTTTTGTTCGAGTTTTTCTTGCTCATGGCTGCGTCGATACCGCTCTTAATGTCGTCATCGCTGCCAAGACTGCTTCCAGAATAGATCTTCGCCAGAACAGCAGGAATGTCGCGCATCACATACCGAAAACGATCCGCAGCGCGCCGAGTCGAGTACATCGGCTGCCGCTTGGCGAACTCCAGATCCTCGCGCAGAGTCTCGACCTCTACCTTGAGCTGGTCGCGCTCGGCCCGGATCTCGTCCTGACGCTCAATTGCAGCCTTGTAAGCGATAGCGTCGTTCTTTTCTTCACGCTGAAGTCGCTCGTTGTCGACCTTGAGCTTGTCTCGCTCGCGACGAATGCCCGCGACAAGCCCGTAAGTCGTGGTCACCGAAAACGCTCCCGGCATGATCGAAGGCAGGGGATCTGGGTCATTTACATGGCCACGCAAATGCTTGTCGATGGACTCGATGGTCTTGGTCTGGCTATCAGACTCCGCGAGCAGGGCCAGAACTGCGGCCGGGTTTGCGGCGGCGTAATACTGGGCAATCTTCGGCGCGTCCTGCTCCTGGTCGTATTGCTCGGTATCAATTGTCAGCAGGGGCCAGCGGTCATCTTCCTCATCAAGGCGACCAACTTGCCAATCCGGACCGTTCTCATCGCAGGGCCAGCACTCGGTCATCTTGTCCCAGCCCTTCATGCCTTCGGCCAGCGCCTTCAGCTTCTCTTTGTCGACGGTCATTGCCCCACCTCTTTAACCCATTCAGCGAAACCAGCCAGGATCGGCTGCACGTTATTGTCGTCTGCCCATCCGGCGAATCCGATAAACCCGTCAGGATTAAAGGTCAGCGCCTCGCGACTATCGAAGTAAAACGACTTGCACCGGATCTCGGCATAGCCTTCGCGGGCTACTGCTCGCTGGCGGCACCGAAAGCTGTCTTTGATCAGGCCGGACGATTTCATTCGCTGGTTGATCAGTGTGCGCAGGCGCTGCACGTTGCCTGGCGTGAGCGCCGAGTAATCCAGGTTTGCACCTTTGAACATTGCGCGAGCCTCGTCGCGAGTCATTGCTGTGGTGACGGTCATTGCGCGCTCTCCTTGTTGGTCGGCTCTGCGATTGGCAGCCATTGATTCAGATCCTTGACCTTGTCGAGGCAGGCGCGGGCTTGCCAGCCGACCCATGCACGCTGAAGGGCTTCGTCGCAGTATTCGCCGTAGCGCGGATCGTTCTTCGGGAGCAAGTCGCGAATATTGCTCAGCGGCGCTTGAGGCCATTCGCGGCGAACCCATGCAACGAACTCTGCTCGCTCATCAACTGATACCGGCGCGGGCTGCGAAGTGAACAGAACCCGAGTTTCATACTCTTCCGGGTCTAATTGGCAAGCGGTGTAGCGAAGCCGGTCTACATCAATCCAGCCATCTACGCCATTGCATACCTGATACACCGGCTCGCCCTGCCCACCCTTCAGCCGCTCAATCTCCGCCGCCTGCTGGGCGATGGTAGATTGCAGTTCTTTGAACGTCGCCGCCATACGCTTCGTGTGCAGAGCATTTACGCGGTCGAGTGCTTTCTGCGCCTGATCGAACAGTGATTTGTATCGGGTCAACTCGGCTTGCAGTTCGGCGAGTTCGGGCGTCTTTTGGCAGTAGGCCGAAGCGCTGGCGATTTCAGCAAAACTAAGTTTACGCTCGACGACAGGGGCGGCGAGGATTGAGCGCGCCTGTTGGATCGCTGCATTGATTTCGGTAAGCGTTCGCTCGCTGCTATTGGCGATTACTTCTAGCAGCTCACGCGACACTTCAATTTTGCTGATCATTCGCTTGCTCCTAATGGTAGTCCTGATGGGCGCGACTCAGTTCGTCCAGCAGCATCCGTTGCATGTGGTCGGTGAGTGTCGGTTGATTGGTTTCGCTGTAGTAGAAGTAGGACTGCTCCACCAATTCACGAACCAGAAGTTTGGTTTGTTGGCGAGCGAGAAGATTGGCAATCATCCTTTTGAGGAACCATTTTTCGAACCAGTTCATTCCCTTGCTCCAAATTCTGTTGGCATCAGCGCTGCTATTTGAGGTCGAGAAGCATCTGTGTCTTTTTGTTGGCGCCGATGATCGCTTCGATATGCCGGTCCTTGGTCTTTTTCCAAGCGGATAGGGCTTTGCCATGCCGACTAGCCTTTTCCCGATCCTCTTCAAAGGCGGATATGGCGTCCGACATCGCCTGCGCTAACTCCCGGCCTTGTGAGGCGAGTGCGCTTTCCATTGCGTTGAATGCGTCGATGTATTTCAGCTTCCATCCTGTCGACTCTTTCCCCGTGAACCCCATGGCTAGCAGTGCGAAGCCGTCGCGATTCATCAGAAATTCACGGTACGTTCTGTTTCGCCCGTTGACGAACTCTGTCTCTGTGAAAATCTCACCCCCCAATTTTGGGGAGTGAGATTCAGCCTCGCGAATCAGGGAGTCAATGTCGCGCAGAACGTGGTCATGCCGCTTGCCGAAACGCTCGGCCACCTCTGTAGAACGAACAACAACTGAACCTGCGCGTGAAGCCAGTGAGATTTCCATGTTTGCACCTTATCAATGTATAACCCCTGGATTAATCATAGTCCCTTCACAGGGACTGAGCAATACCAGAATTAAACATTGTTAGGATTACTTGCTGCCGGTTAGCCGGCCTGTCTGCGCTCGGAGCTATCCGAACCAAACATCGCCGCCGCCAGATCGCCGGACGTGTCCGACTCGTTCGGGATGTATCGGCCATAAACCCGGCTGATCATCAGGAACGACGTGTGCCCCATCTGCTTGGCCACCCACATAGGATGCTCGCCCGCGCTCAGCATCATGGATGCGTAGGTGTGCCGGGTCTGGTACGGGTTCCGGTAGCGCACGCCTGCCCGGCGGATGGTCGGCGCCCAGAATGACTTGCGGATCTCCTGGTCACCGTTGAATGCCCGGTTATGCCTCGGGTCGTGGAAAACGGCCTTCCCTTCTATATAGGTGTGCTCTCGCTGGGCCTTCAGCGCCTCGAACGACATGGGCAGCAGGCGCACACTACGCACCCCGGCCGCCGTCTTCGGCGTCTCTGCCTCGCTGGCTGCCGCCGTCAGCCCCCGCGACACCCTCACTTCCCCTCGATGCCAGTCAATGTCGCCCCACTCCAGCGCGACCAGCTCGCTCGTCCTCAGCCCAGTCCAGAAGGCGAACTGCAGCAGGTTCCGATACTGCCCGGTCGCCGCTGCCAGAATTGCCCGCTGCTCGTCCGGGCTGAATGGGTCGATCTCGTCCTCGGTGCGCGGCTTGCCCTTCACTGAGTACGTCCAGCCGGCCAGTGGGTTCGATTCGATCAGCTCGTCGTCTACGGCATCGCTCAGGGCCGAGCGCAGGCACGATTGCACGTTGGCCAGCCGCTTGTTCGTCGCAATCATCTTGGCCATGGCCGCCTTGACCTCTTTGCGCGTGACCGATGCCAGCGCCAGGCTGCCCAGCGCCGGGACCAGAACTCCCGCAACGATCTTGCGGTAACCGTCCAGCGTGGACGCCTTCAGGATGCCGGCCTTGCGCTCAAGCCATTCGTCCAGGTACTGGCCCAGCGGCACCTGTCCGGACTGGCCGACAGCCGACGCCGCCCGCTTCGACCTGGGGAATGCCTCGGCATAGTCAAACTCGCCCCGGTGAATCGCCAGGTCAATCGACGCCTTTTGCTGCTGCGCCCGCTTCAAATTGGCCGGCGTAGGCTCCAGCGGCAGGCGCTCCCGGCACTGCTTGCCGTCGACCATGAACGAGATCTCGATACTGCTTTTCGATGCCGCACGCACCCCGCGCTTCGCAGCCATACGCCACCCCTGACGAATTCGTTTAGTTGGCCGACAGTTTAGACCTGTGCCGCGCTGGGCGGCACCGGTCGGCTATTCGGCTTTGGCCGGAAACCACTCGGTGTCGTACTCGAGCTGGGTTACACGTTCGATTTCAATGCTTGGCAGCGATCGGCGGAAGACCTCGGTGCCGTATGGCTTCTTCACGTAGTCGTCGGCCTCTTCCATGAATGACTCCTTGTAGATGCGCAGGAAGTGGTCGGCCGCCTTCTCGTATTGGTCTTCGCGGTAATTCGCAAGGCACAGGCCGCCACAACAAACGCGCCAGATAACACGCTTCGGCTGAGCCTCTGCCGCCTTGATCTTTTCGCCCATCAGCTCGACCGCGCGGCGCATCTGGTCAAGGCTGAGCTGGGCGATCCAGTCCGGAGTGCTGACGTTCATTGCGTGGCCGTGGTCGCACTTTATTTCTGCCATGTCGATTCCTCGCCCGCCGTACACCGGCAGGCTCTTGTGTGGGGTAGGGGTTAGGTGACGCCTCTATCGGCGCTTTGTTGGCGAGCTGTACAGGTAGATCGCCGCATTGATTTCGCGGGCGCGCTGCATCTTGACCACGTCTGCGCCTGTGCAGCTGTATCGCCGCCAGTGGCTGCGCGCCTCGCACCAGTTGACCAGAATCAGCGGGAACTTGAGTCGATGCGCCGCGCCCATCACGCCGGACAGGAAAGTGTCCCAGTCACAGCATCGCCGATCTATCCACGGCTTCTTCCTGGGCATCACAGAAGCCCCGCGCAGTCTTCGAGCAGGCCGTTATAGTCCCGCTTCAGCCGGTCGCGCTCACTGGTCAGCGCCTCAACCTTGCGATGGATGTAACGGGCGATTGTCTCGCCTGGGCGCATGTCGGCGGCTGGCGTGCCTCTGAGCACGGCTTCCCATTCGTGTACGGTCAGTTGTTCGGTCATGGCTTCACCAGTTCGTCAGGAACATCGAAGAAGCTCAGCCGGCCTTTGAGCGGCGTGAATGGCAGCGGCTTCGGATCGCGCAGCAAGAACGCCTTTTCCCCCATGTACCAGGGCGAGTCGCTGGTATCGACGCTATCGACCAGCTCAACCGAGCCGATGATGCCGCCGCACCAGCTTTGCAGCATTTGCTGGGATGTTGGGAAGTCGCGCAGCTCCTGAATCAGCCCGACCCTCATAGCGAACTCCAGGCCGTCGCAATACTCCTTATTGGTCATGCCCTTTGAAGCGTGCACCAGGAATCTCCCCCGGTGCTTCGTGTGCCATGTGCGGTTCTCGATGTTCTTGCCGCCATGAATGATGAGCCAGGCCCAGGGCTGTCGAATTGAAAGTGCTTTCATGCCTTCTCACTCCAAACGCTGCCGTCTACCAGGTCACCGCGGCGAACAAACTTCGCCCCGCCCGTCAGGTGATGCAGGATCGCGAACTCGGCAGAAGTGCGAGCCAGCGAGTAGGTGCGCCCGGTCGGGCGGTGGGTGTAGGTTGTGGTTTCCATGCGGGTTTCTCCGTGGTCACTGGCTGAGGATGTCGAGTTGGGCCTTGGCGCATTCGTCGGGGCCGTGCGGCAGGCGGTTCGGTTCGATTACTTCGTATTCACTGTCATCATCGTCATCACAGTGATAACTGGCTTGACGTTGCGATGCCATATCGAACTTGGCGCGCAACTTTTTGCTTATCTTGATTTCGTGGCGCGGGACGGCAAGGAAGGCCAGAAGCTCGGCGTCAGTCATCGCGTCCATCTTGAGGATGGCCAGCTGCATGACTTCGCTGATTTCTTCGGTGCCTGATCGCTCCCGGATGCGGTCCATCGCCTGATGAATGCCGACCCTTACGCGGTGTCGCAATTCTTTCTCGTCGTACTGCTCGCGCTTCTTCGCGGCCTTCGCTGACCGCTCCTTCGTCGTCTTCGCCATGTTATGCCGCCTTCCTTTGGTTCCATGCCCCGGCGGCCTCGAACAGCTGAGCCGCCTGCTTTTCTTCCAGCGATGTTTCGTAGGGGATCGCAATCCAGCCGCTCGCGGCTAGGTGCTGGGCGTTGCATGAGTCGCGCAGCTCGATATAGAAGTGCTCGATCACGTCCGAAATATTCGCCGCCAGATGAACGCCTACTGGCGAGACCTCGACGGACTTGCAGTATTCGGCGCCGGCCTGGTCGATACACATGCAGCTGATGTAAATCGTCCATCGGTGCGCTATTTCAAAGATGGCGCTACCGATTTGATGACTGATAATTCGACGGGAGTTGGCCGCGTTGAAAAGCGACTGCTTGCCGCTCGGATCGATATTCACGATGCAAGTGTGATTGGTCCGGAGCAGTGCCCGGCAGGCTCGCTCGACCCTGGCACGCATGTTGTTCGGCTTGCGCTTTTTCATTCGATAGCCCGCTCGCTGGCAGTTGGTGCTGGATGAGGCGCGCACGCTGGCGCACCCCTGATCGGAGTCGCATTACTTGCGCGTCCCTTTGAATCGAATCTGGAAGGTGTCGACCAGGCGCGTCATCTTGTGCCAGCCGATTTTAAGGTGGGCGCCGGCCTGTCGCTTCGACACTCCAATCTCAGCCATCGCGCGAAGCCGTTCGACCAGCGCCTTGTCCTCTTCCGGGTCGATGATGTAGACGCCCTTCTTCCCTGAGGCGCGCCCTGCGCCGGACTTGAGGCTGATACCGAACTGCTTGCAGATCTTCGTCACGCGGTCTTGAGAAATGCCAAGGTGCTTGGCCAGGTCCAGCTTGATCATCGTCACGCTCAGCGTTCGGATTTGATCGGCAATCTGTCGTAGCTCGATCTCTTCCTGCGTCAGCTGAGGCTCGATGCGCGGGGGGAGGGGTTTGAATTCGAAGGTTTGTAGCACGTCGATTTTGCCGCCGGAGCGCAGGAACGCTTCTTGTGCAGAGGCCAGTGTCGATCGGTCAATAATTCGGAGGTCGTTGTATTGGTTCATTTGGCACCCAAAGGAAAGGGCGCTCATGGCGCCCTTTTTGTCGGTTACTTGGTCGGTTATTTGGTCAGCGCCTTGCGCAGGTACGGGTCAGCGTCGGCCTGGCCGAGCAGCCAGCGCTTGTAGTCGGCCGGAATGTCGGCGATTTTCGAGCCGGAATGCTTGCCGAAGCGGATCACAGTCGGGATGCGGGCCTCTTCCGAGATTTCCCACAACCGCTCCCAGCTTCCCAGTTCCTGACCAGGCTCAAAGATCAGGCGATTGATGATCGCGATCAGCAGGCGGCGGCAGTTGTGCACGTCGTCGAGCGCGGCGTGAGCGTTCTTCAGCAGGTCGCGCGCTTGATCCCGGTAGTGCAGGTAGATCATCGCCGACTGGCTGTGCGAGTCAGCATCCGGCCATAGCGCACGGCTCAGCGCCTGGGTGCAGATGCGTTTCACGTCCGGTTGGCCGATCACGTTCCAGTCGTAGTCGACGTTGTGTCCGATGATGTAGGTGGTTCCGGCAGGAAGGGCGAATTCGGTGTGCGGCGGGCAGTCGACCAGCTCTTCGTCGTAGATATGGCTGGTAGCCAGCGCGCCCAGCTCGATCGGCTTGTCCGCCTTGTAGCGTTGCAGGAATTCTTCGACGACTTCCAGGGTCTGGATGTCGGCGAGTTTGAGATAGGCGCCTTCGACCATTTGCGGGTCTTTCAGGCCTGTAGTCTCCGAATCAAAGATAATTGCGCTCATCTGTTACCCCTATGGTTTTTGCTGAATGACCGATGCCGTGATTCCGGCATCGGGTTGTTGCTATGCGGCGCGACGATCAATCAAACGGGATTCCGTCGTCTTCAAAGTAGTCAGGACCGTCGGCCATTGGCCCGCTCTGGTGGTTGGTGTCGCCGTACTGCTGGTGCTGACTGCCTTTCGGGCGGCGGTCAACGACCGGCTTCTTGGCGATCTGCTGAACCATCTTTTCCAGCTTGGCTGGCGACGTGCAGCGCTGATCGAGGATTTCAGATGCGGTCTTTTCCGACTCGGCGCTGAATGGGGCGAAGATCGTCGGGCGCTCCATGCCGGTGGTGCTGTTCTTTTCGATTTCCATCTGAAGCAGCAGGCCGATCGGCTTGCCGACGAACTCGGCAAAGCTCGGGACGGTCACCTTCACGCGCTGGCCTGCGTCCTTGTCCCACTTTTCGATCTCCATCGGCTTGGGGCTTTCAACCTTGCGCAGCTGCATACAGGCCATGATTGCGTTCAACAGTGAATAGCCGCCTTCATTGCGCTTGCCGTGCTGGTAGGTCAGGTTCACGTAAAACTGGCCTTCAGCGCCGTCGCGGGACTTGAAGGTAAAGCCGATGCCGGTCGACCCGGTGTCCTGCTTTTCCATGTACTCGGCGCGATTGAATGCGCCGATGTACTTGCCGGATTCGTCGATAAATGCCGATTTGTTGTCGGCGGAGCGTGCTGCGTTGGCGTCAAGATTGAACATGGTGGGCTTTCCTTATGCGGCCTGAGTGGCCTGAGCTGGTTTGATTTCGTAGTAGGCAACGATCGCGGCATCGACTGCGGCGAGGTCGTTTTCGATGGTGTTTTCGTCGAACATGCCCATCGGGGCTTTCGTCGTGTCCGATCCGTTGTTTCGAGTACTGAAGAAGTGCTGGCCGTCCTGGACGACCGACCGGAGAACGATGGTGACCATGCCTTCCAGCGTGATCTTTTCGTCCAGCATCTTGCCGATGGTTTTCATCTTGATCTGACCGGCGTCCGTTTCCTCGGTGTGGCTGAGGATGTAGACGCGAACGTCGTCGGGCAGATGGAGCAGCGCCTCGAAGATGTTCCAGGTGTGCCGGCCGATCTCGGTGAACTTGTCGAAGCCCTTTTCCTCGCTCCGGCGCATGAACTCGTTCGCCAAGATGTATTGGAAGTCATCGATCACGATCACCTTCCGCTTCGTCTGGCGAGTGGCGCCGATGACCTTGTTCCAGTCGTCCGTGACGTATGGCTTCCAGGTCTTGGAGTCGCGGAACGGGAGGGGCTTTTTGATGACTTGGATCAGGGCTACGTCTTCTGGCTTGAAGTTGCGCATCGATGCGCTCTTGCCGCTGCCGGACTTGCCGAGGATCAGGGTTACAGTTGCCATGTCGGCACCTCAAATTGGCTGGTTGTCCCACTGGCGCTCAATTTTCAGCGCCTCGTCTTCGTATTCCTTGCGCTGATCGCCCTGGAACTGCTCAGGGTCGAACGCGCCTACCGTCATCCAGTCGAGCTGGGCGGTCAGTCGTGGTGTGTTCATGCGGACCTCAGTAGGTCAGGGCGATGGCCGGGATCTGCCCGCGAATGATTGCGGCGATGACTGCCTTGGCTTCTGTTTCGTCAAGGAAGCGAGCGACCTTTCCATCTGCAGCTACGTTGATCTGCGTCAGGGCCTCAAGAGCCGTCCGGTTGACCTTGCCTCGGTGCGCCGTATCGGCTGCCCGGGCATCCTGCTGGCGGACAATCTCGGCTGCGGCATCGTCTGCGCGCTTCTGCTCATCCAGGCGAGCTTGCTCGACGGCCTTCTCTTGCCGGGCTGCTGCCTCCTTGCGGTCACGTTCGGCCAGCTGCTCGGCTTCGAGCTTCTCGCGTTTGGCGTCCTCGACTCGGCGCTCAGCGTCCGCCGCTTGCCGCTTCAGGTCGTCTTCACGCTTCTGCGCTGCCTCCTGGTCTTCGCGGATCTTCCGGGCTTCGGCATCACGGGTTGCCGCGGCCTTCTCTTCGGCCTCCCGGGTGGCCTTCTCGGCTGCTTCCTTCCTGATCTGCTCATCGCGCTCACGCTGCGCCCTGGCTTCGTCATCCGCTCGGCGCTGCGCCAGTTCAGCCTGATCCGATTCGTACTGCTGGCGGGCGGTCAGCGCGCTGCGCAGGGTGGCGAGCGTCTTTTCCTTGGCCAGTGCTGCTTCGGCCTGGAACTCGGCCCACTTGTCGGCGATGGCGACCGCGTCAACCCTTCCGATGCGCTCTTCCAGATCGGCGGCAGTGATGCCGTCCAGGCCTGATGCCAAAGCCTTGATCTGGTCGATTGCGTCATTGATGGCGTCAATCCTGCGATCTTCCGCCTCCTGCCAGTCATCCAGCGGCTTGCGCACTTCCTTCTGCCACAATTCCAACTTGTCCCACACCCGCTTACGTTCGGCGTCGATCTTCTTCGGGACTTCCTTCTGCTCGGCGGAAAGTTTTTTGCCGGCATCGTCGAGAGCGTTCTTTGATTTTGCGATCTTGTAGGCCATCGAGGCATACAGGTCGCGGCCTTTCTTTGTGGTCAGATCCGGCAGCACCGACAGGAACTTGTCGACTTCGCCGCGGATCTGCTCAAGCCATGGGTCGAGACCGTTTGCCGTGCTGTAGACAGCGAGAGCGGTTTCCTTTGGTGGCACGGTGGCCAGCTCGGTCATTGCGTTCATGTTCACCCCTTGTACGTCGATTGTCCCGTGCAAGGGACTGTTAGAAACATTGTCATTCAAGCCAAAGAAGTCGCCGATCTGCTCGACTGCCGCATTGATCCGCACCTGGGCGGCCTTTCGTTCGGCCAGTCGGATCGCTTCCCGCTCAGTGCTCCTGGCGGCGCTTGCCTCGTAGTCGTGGAAGCAGTCAGCCGATACCTGCTTGGGCCGACCGTAGTCGTCGTATCGCCGATCCCACTCTCGGGCCTGGGCGCTGTCTGCATAGCTGGTTGACATGGTTGCCTCCGATTAGTGGGGCAGTGGTGGTCAGGCGAGATACCCGCCCGGCATAGTGGTGACGACTTTCTTCGGCGCGTCATGCATCCGCCCCTTGGCGCAGTCGTGCAGATCGGGGCGATATTTCCTGACTGGCTTGCGTGGGGCTCTCATGGCTCAGCCCTCAGCAGTTGGTCGCCGATGATGCGCAGGCGGTTGCGGATGCGGGCGCCTTGGGCGTTGATCTCTTTGCGATCGTCCATAAGGCGGGCGACTTCCCTGAATCGCTCGTACTCAGGGTGATCCTCTTCGTCGTTGCGGCTATCGGTGACACTGTTGACTGCATGGAGCCAGCCGTACCACTCAACATGCGCGCCGGGCTGGGTTGCAGCCTCACGAACTCCGTCGATGTACTCTTGGCGGATGGGCTTCATGTCGATGTATTCGTCTGTCTTGGCTTGCGCGTCGCGGATTGCCTGACTGTTCTCGCGCAGCGCTTTCCGGTGCCGGGCGTATGCCTTGGCCAGCTCGACAAGTTTTTCCTCTGGCGTCTGCGTCATTGCCGTGCTCTCACGGCAATCCTGCTGCCTTTCTGCGTGGCTGCCATTTCCCTTGGGAGGTCGCACACCCGGAAGTCGCGGGGCATGCCCAGCAGTCCGTAGATCTGCGTGCTGACTTCGATAATTCCAAGGCTGCGCTCGATGGACTCAAGCTGCTCGTCAATCAGTGATTTGACCGGTGCGGTAGTCATGCGTGCATCCTCTCGGTGGCGCTGCAAAGGCGGGAGACGCGAGCGCTTCGGGCCGCCGTGAGACTGCTGTTCATCTGCCCTACTTCTTCATGGCTGATGTCCCCATTCCAGAGTGCGTAGGAGACAAAGCCAGCCAGGTAACTCAGTTCCGACTCGCTGCCGACCAGGTCGCCGGCGGGCATTGCGTGGATCTTTTTCAATCGTTCATCGAACACCGCTCTTGCTGTCGTGTTGAACATGATGGATTCCCTCGGTGACGTGGAAGAGACCGCTATTTTTCTGCGTTAAAGTCGGCTGTGATGGCGAAAGGTACGAGCCTGGCCGCTGCCTGGCATCCGCTGCTGCGCCAGTCGTGCAGCTCGTTCGCTCGGGTAGGTGGCAGATCCGCCCATCTTCCCGGTGACGAACAGCCCGCGAAGGCTGATCACGTTCATTTCAAAGTCCTCGCCCTGAAGGGCCATCCCTGTTTCGCTGTTCATGCGCTTGCACCCCTGCTTGCTGTGGTTAGTTGATTTCCCGCTGCCGACTCATTGAATCGGCACTGGTGAAATGGTCCAGGCCGCGCTACTGGCGACCGGCCTGGACAAGTTACCCATGGTTTGCGAATTCGCCATGCAGCCTCTCTCGAAGAGACCTTACGGCTGCCGATGCTTCTTCAAGACTGTCAAAAAGGCCGCCATTGTGAATTTTGTAATTCAGGCAGACCCGCGCATCCCATTTCTTTGCTGCTGAATTCCAATAAACGCCCTTTACACCTGACGTGTTGTTTTTTCTAATCGGCTGGTTGTGATTGTTCTGTTGGTGGCTGCATTCACGAAGGTTGGAGAATCGATTGTCCGATGTGACTCCATTGATATGGTCAATCTCACCTTCCGGCCACTTTCCAGTCATGTAGAGCCACGCGGCCCTGTGAGCCCTTACGGCGATCCCTGTAACGACGAAAATCAGGTAACCCTTGCGATCAGGCTCACCAACAACATTTCCGGTTGATACCCTTGTGAAGTCGCCTGTTTTCTGGTCATAACTCACAACCTTGGCCAGATCTTCTGCGGTGATCGATTTCATGCGTTCTCCAGATTTGGCTGTTCATCTATTCCGTCAAAAAGAACTTGTTCCAGTCGGTCCCGCTTTCCGGGGCTGGGAGATCATTTCGCTGATCCCGGGCTATCTGGCGGCTTCACCAGTCGTGTTCGTTTCTGGTCTCTCGGAAGGGACCGTCTCGATGGACTAAAAGGTAACTCAAGGTTGCGAGCCTGTAAAGTCCTTTCTATGAAATAATTTTTAAGTTGCAAGACCCCTCGAAGGGACTAAAATTTGCGTAACACCGTTGAAGGCTCCGCAACTGTTGGTTACCATTAGGTATCAACCGGCGAGGGAGTCGTTTATGCAAGGTGTTCCGCTAAAGCAGTTGGTTGCAGATCTTGGCCCGGCCAAGGTGGGAAAAATGCTTGGTGTTAGCCACCAGGGAATAACGAAGGCGGTAGAGGCAGGGCGAGACATTCTCATCACCGTGCTACCGGACGGAAAGGCAAAAGGGATCGAGCTCAGCGACTTCCCGAAAGCAAAGAAGAAAGCAGCACCAGACTGATAATAGTGAACGAAAGGGGTTTATATGCCACACGTACCAGAAGAGCTGATGCACGAAAAGCAAACAAAGATGCGTCTTGGATATGAGAAGCACAAAAGGTTTGTCAAGATGGCGCATGACAACGAGCTGTTGCACTCTGTGTTCCTTCGGGCTTTAGCCGAGGACACCCTGGCGTACTGGGAAGAGCACGGCGAGTTGCCTGACTTCATGCAAAAGAAGCACGCATAATCAATCATTAATCACAGGGGGTGTGATGTGGGCAGGGATGGGTATTTTGTAGTTAACCAAGGCGTAATCGCCGAATCTGATGCATTTACGCACCCACTGGGAAAGGAGTTCGGGCGGTGACTAAGGAATATTACGAGAGCGTAATCGGAATTGAGAACCTGGCCCGGTGGGAAGCAATGGCGGCTTCAAAAAACATGACCGGAATGCAGCTTGCAGAACTCATGACCGCCAAGGCAGTACAAGCCTTTGATGACATCGACAGCGACCCGGATCAGGAACTGCCTGATCCGGCGTCCAGCGCAGGCAAAAACGTGATTCACGTTAATTTCAAGGCTGCATCCCATCGGAAAGGCCGCCCGGCCTACCGGAACACAGGAAGACGGTTAGAGAGTCGCGTCGGACTTCTCAAAATAACAGTCCCTTCCACGTCACCTAGCACCACTTCTTCAGCGGTCTCTTCCACGTCACCTGATACTGCTATTCCATACAGTAGTTGTTAACTTAACAGAACGAACATTTCCGCGCCACGTTTCAGGCGTCAACGAAACGTAGCGCGTGATCATATATGCCAATTTCAATCAGGGGTGATTACATGACGGACGGAATATCAAGCGGGACGGTTGAGGTGCAATGCGGCGACCTGTCTGGCCCGGCGCTGGACTGGGCGGTCGCTAAGGTCGAGAACGTGTTTGTGCATATCGGCGACCCTGAGCTGGGTGATGAGCTTCGTGTCTTCTTCGTCAGCGGAAGGGGCATGCCGTGCGTTGTTAGATATTCGCCATCCACCGACTGGCGGTTTGGCGGCCCACTGATCGATAAGTACCGTGTCAGCCTCATCTACGCCTTTGAACAATACGAGGCGCTGATAGGCATGACAGCAAGCGAGCAGCATGAAACGCCCCTGGTGGCCGCCTGCCGAGCCATCGTTTCCGAGCACCTGGGCGAGGTCGTGAGCGTGCCGGCTGAGCTCGCTTAACCAAAATAAGCTAATCGTGTTGACGACTAGTCTATGCTGGTTTAGTGTGAAGGAATCAAGAGGGGTGAACCATGACAAACGAACAATTCGACACGCTTGCAGTGCTGATAAACGCAACCGGCGGCGTGAGCGACCAGGGAGCGAAAATAGTCCTGGTTGATGGCAAGCCAGTCAAAGAGGCCGCCGAAGAGCTTGGATGCACGATCCAGACGATTTACAAGTCTGTGAAGCGCTTTAAGTCTGCCCTGGAATTGGCCAAGGCCGTCGCTCGGTAACCTAGATTTTCGTTTCAAGGCGGTATACCGTGCAGCCTAGTCTCTCCAGAGGGACCGGAGCGCACAAAAAAAATGCCCCGGCGGATCAGGCCGGGGCGGTGCAACATTCACTACGAGAAAGGTCATTATGGACGTGTCAAATGCTGTGAGCAATAAGGGATTGTCGTGCTCGCCACGTTTTTCGACTGAAGGAAACGTGGCGCGGATTATTTGCGCGCTCGAGTGCGAGGCGGCAGTCGCTGCGCTGGAGGTCGCGCCATGAATCTGCACGATCTGCTAGACCGTCCGATCGCATTTCAGCGCGTGTTCGTCAGCATCGGCGTAGGCATCGGCGGAGCTCTGATGCTATCCCAGGCTGTGTACTGGTCGAAACGCACAAAGAACGCTGACGGCTGGTTCTATAAGACCCAGGAAGAGTGGGAGGAAGAAACCGGCATGACCCGCACCGAGCAGGAGCGGGCGCGTAAAGCCTTGTGCGCTGTCGGCGTGATGAGCGAGAAGCGCCGCGGCATTCCCGCCAAGCTGTTTTTCCGTGTCGACTTCGACGAGCTGTCGAAAGCGCTGGCTGGAGAGCTGCGCGAGGTCACCCTTGAGGATCTCAAGCGCGACTTCGCGACGGTACTGTCTCGCCTGTCGAAAACCTCCATGATGACCGCTAAGAAGATCAAGCCAGCCATCAAGACCGAGCACGTCGACTTCCTAGAGTTGTTGACGGCTCACGGCATGACCTGCGGCATTTGCAGCGAGGCGATCAACTACGGCCCAGGAAATCACTCAAAGGCCCTGGTCTTCGCCCATAAAAAGATCCTGGCGCATGGCGGCGGTCACTTGGTATCCAACATCGTTCCGGCGCATTTCATGTGCAAGGAAATGAAGGATGCCGACGACTACCAAAACCCCAGTATGTCTACAGCAGACATACTGGAAGGACAGCAGGCAAGTCTGTCTACGGTAGACATACTGGACGGTCTAACCAAGACAGACAGTAGTGTCTTGGGTAATCAATCTATTACAGAGATTACTGCAGAGACTACTGCAGAGACTACGAACACTTCCGAGAGGGGCACGGCTGCGCCGACCACCCTCGGCACGTTGGTTGCTACCGTTGAGGTTCAAACCGGTCCACGCATCCAGATCCCTGATGACATGCCAGGCCCAAAAGATCCAGCCTGCAAAACCTTCAAGGCCTGGGCCAACTACGCATTCGCCTACCGCAAGCGCTACAGCGCCTGGCCGGTGTGGAATGCCAAGGCTGGTGGCCAGCTCGGCCAACTGATCGCGCGCCTCGGCGCCGAGAACGCCCATCACGTCGCGGCCTACTACCTGACCATCAACGACGCTTTCCTGATCCGCAAATGCCATGACCTGGCCAGTCTGGTTCGCGACGCCGAGTCGTTCCATACCCAATGGACCACTGGCCGCCAAGTGAACGGGCGCACCGCCAAGCAGATGGAAGACCGCCAGGCCAACCTGAGCGCAGGCGAGGAAGCGGCTCGCGCCATCCTTCAGCGCCGTCAGCAGGGAGCGCCGCGCAATGAATTCCTCTGAGCAGATGGGCGACATGCAGATTGCCCGGCTGGCCATGGCGATCTGCGCAACGGCTGAAACCCTCGGGCAGACTATCAGCGCCCCTGCTGCCGAGCTGATGGCTGAAGACCTGTCCGACTACCCGGCTTCGATGGTCGGTGAAGCCCTGAAGGCCTGCCGCCGGGAGCTGACCGGCAAACTGACGCTCGCCACTATCCTCCAGCGCATCCAGGCGGCAGACGGGCGGCCAGGCAGGGATGAGGCGTGGGGCATCGCTATGTCCCTAAGCGACGAATCCGATAGCGTCGTGACAACCGATGAGATATCGCTCGCCCTGTTGGCTGCTAGGCCCATTCTCGACGCGGGCGACAAGATTGGCGCGCGAATGGCGTTCATCAGCGCCTATGAGCGAATCATTCATGAGGCCCGCTGCGAAGCCAGGCCGGTGAAGTGGGATCTGTCGCTGGGGTTCGATCCGAAACGCCGAGCCGTGGCAGTGGAAAAGGCTGTGAAGATGCAGCGCATCACCCAGGAGCGCGCTCAGCTGTACCTGGCTGACCTGTCGATTGCACCGGTCAAGGCTGACGGGCTGGCCCTCGCGGGCCTCATCAGCGGAAACATCTACAAGCCGACCGAGAAAAATCGCGAGCGGGTCGATCAGCTGCGCGCCGACATGAAGAAATTCAAGAAGGCCACTGCCGACGAGAAACTGAAAATCAAGATAGCGGCGGCAAATGACTTGGCAGGCCGACGCCGGGCGCTCATGGAGCAATCCGGCCTTGAGGCTGAAATCGAAGTTGTGGCCGAGATCGAGAGCGAGGATCAGCTGCTGGCGAGACTTAACGGGAAGCGCGAGAAGGGAGTGTCGGTATGAGCAACGACCAAGTGCTTGAAGAGTTTAAAGCGGCATTCAGGAAAGAGTTTGGCTTTGACTGGGCGGAAACAACCCCGGTCACAGACGACGGTGATGCGACCGTGATGCAGGTTGCGCTTTGGGCGTGGCAGGCCTCCCGAGCTGCGCTGGTGATTGATCTGCCTGACTACCTGGACACGGACAAGCTCGGCTTTCCAGCCTACGACGCCGCGGTGGTGGACGCTGCCATCGAGGCCGCTGGCGTGAAGGTGAAGCCGTGAGCAACTGGAAGCTGTTTCGCTTGTCGTTGACCAATCACCCCGGCCTGGCTCTAGGCTGGATGTGGCCGGCATTGCTGGCCGCCGGGATGGCGTCTCGCCCTGAAATGCCGCCGACGATCTTTTGGCTGGCCGTGTTCCCGGCGGTATCTGCGCTTCCGTGGATTCCGATCCTGTGTACGGCGTGGTCCGGGCGCAAGCAGTACGAGGCGGCCCAATGACCAGCAACCAGCGCGCCACCGTCAACCAGCTCGTCGCTGACGGCTTCAAGGTCGTCGAGACCTGCCGCGACATCATCCGGCTGACCAAAGGCGCAGATGCTCGCCTTGTTCGTCAGGATGGCAGCCAGATGCGAGCGCATCACGTCGAGCACAAGCGCGCCTAATCACGTGTGGATAAGCCATCGCGGGGATTGCTCGCAAAACGGAATAGAACCTGCCTGGCGCGATGTCAGGCAGGATCAACGGTAGATAGGGGTGGAAGGGATGAGTGATATTCAGCGATACAGCATCAGCAATTGCGGGGAAATGAACTGCGATCCGCTGATTAGTGATGATACTGGCGATTACGTCGAATATGCCGACGTGCAGGACTTGATCGCCGAGAACGAGCGGCTACGCACCGGCATGAAGGGCGACTACGACCTGGACGCCTGGCTTTATTGGACGGCTGGCCGCGATCAGCTCAAGCATGACCATGACAAGTGGGAATCGCTATACCGCAGCGAGCATGCGACCAGCACGCGACTGCTCGACACGTTGACCGGCTTTCGCACTGAGCGCGACCAGCTCAAGGCCGAAAACGAGGCGCTGCGTGCTGAGCTTGTGGAATCTCGCAGCATCGATGTATCGGAAATTAAACAAGCGCGCATCAATGTGTTGCGGGGCCTGATGGGGGAAACATCCCAGAAAGAGTTCGCCGAGACACACAGCCTCGATGCCTCTTATCTGTCACAGCTACTCAGCGGGCACCGGACGCTAGGGGAGAAGGCTGCTGCAAACCTGGAAAAGAAAATCGGCCTGCCTGAAGGGGCTTTAGTTATGCCTTGTCGACCGATCATCAGGTGAGTACAAGGCGCACAGTGAGTCACATACTCACCGTACGCCTAAGACTCACAATAAGCGCCTCGCTCAGTCCAGCTCGCCACGTAACGCCTTCGCCATCAGCTCGTTCATTTCGCGCTGAAGCGATCCGGCGTCGGGGTTGCCCGTCTCGACCACCTTAAAGCCGACCTCCCCTTTGCCGGGCAGATAGCTACTGCCGCTGGCTGTCGTTGTTTCGATCAGTTGAACAGCCGCCAGCCACAATTCGTTGGCGTGCTCGGCGCTGACCGCCTTGATGTCGATGGTGATTTTTGCGGTATAGGGTTCAGTCATGGTTGGTTCCTCCTTTGCGGGTTGGTGAGGCTCATACTCACAGCCATCACCGTGAGTATTTGGCGTTGTACTGGTCGATAAACTCCTGAATCACCGTCGTCATGTCCGACTCGTTGCGCATGCAGGCCCGGCGGAACCGTTCGTGTTTCTCCGCATCGAGGCGCACGTTCAGGCGCTTCTCTTCGGCGACTGGCTTGCTAGCCTGGGCCAGGATCTTCGGCGCCCTGTTGGCCACGTTGCTTTTTGCGGTTGTGAGCAGGTCCATATCAGGCCTCCAGCATTCTCGTAACAGCCTTGGCAAAGAGTAGTGACTCCAGTCGGATGCCGCTGTAGCCGCTACTTGTCGGGGTCTTTCCTTCTGCGATGCAGGTCGGGTATGCGATCCGGTCGCGAAGTGGGGTTTTCAGAAGCGGTAGACCATACCCGCCAAGCGCTCCAGAGATCTGCTTGCCAAGTCGCGTGCGCTCAGCCAGACGGTTGACGAACAGCG